AATTAAGTGATGCAGATCGTCAGTTCTTAATATCACCAGAGAATAATATTCCTACTGCCGCACCGGGAGGAAAGGTTGATATTGGAGGAGCGAGAAGGACTAATAGACAGGAGACGGAAAGTATTGTCATCAAGCCATCGCAGGTCGTCAATCAGATTAGAAAGCCGCAGGCGCAGACACAGGCGCAAGCGTCAGTTCAACAACCTTCGCCGCAACAGCCGCCTAATCAGCAACTCATCCAAGCATCAGAGAGATACCCGATACAAATACCGAATATAGCTGGGAAGCAAAATATAAATATACCGAAGGATAATGATGTTTTTACGGATGTATCTTCGCCGACAGTAAGTTCTATTGTTCCCGTTATACAAAGAGTTGTTTCTTCCAATGGAAAAAATATTCATATAGCTTCGGTCGAAATTATTAATGCTGATACATTGGAAAGTATAAAAAGTACGAGGACAAATGCGGCTGGAAGATGGTCAATATCATTGCCAATAGGAAGATATAGGACATTGATAAGTAAGACTGATATTATGACAAAAGAAAGAATGGAGGTGATAAATGATTTTGTCATCGATGGAAGACAATCTCCGTTAGAGTTAGAAAACGCGGTTCTGAAATGAGAAACAAAATATTAAGATACATAAAATACTTTTTTCATATTGGTAAAAATGATTGGGTTAATATAGATATTATTAATAAAAGTAAAAAGAAATCAAAGTTTATAGATATTGATGGAAAAAAGTTAATATTGACAGAAGATTTATGCGGCGATTTTTATGAGAAGCGGATCGGTGGATGTTTGGAGCCACATAGATTAGGCGGTCCTGCGGTAGAAAGCCTTAATGGATATAAGCAATGGTGGTATGAAGGAGAGAATATAAATTGTTCTTCGCAGAAAGAGTTTGAGAGAATATTAAAGTTAAAACTATTTTGGTAAATATATGAATAGAAATAAAAGATATATTAGAAGATAACAGCCACAATTGTCAATAACCATCATATATTATGGTGGCTTGTGCGAAGAAATCTAACCAGTTTCTTTTGATCAAGACTAAAATATTGTACTAGACAAGAGTAAAATCAATAAGCAGATCAGGACCGTATATCTTTTCATCAAAAGAGAAATCTGCGAGACGGAAAAGAAATGGTGAATGTGCTAGCATAAAGCACAGCGGCTTAAAAGGTATATAGAGAATGTTTCGCTAGTTTTCTTTCCCTACGATCTGCCTATGTCGAAGCGAGTTGGATAAAGTGCTTACGCACATTTTTTAGAAGGAAATAGAAAATAAAATGTCAGTTCCAGTTTTAGACAGAAATAAAATACCACTTATGCCTTGCTCTGAAAAGCGAGCTGCAAAGCTTATGGATAAGGGGCAAGCGAAGCCATATTGGCAAAAGGGTATTTTCTGCATAAAGCTGACCAAAGAGCCATCTGCAAGAAATTATCAAGAGGTAGCGTTGGGAATAGACCCAGGAAGCAAAAGAGAGGGTTATACAGTTGCTACTAAAAATAATGTTGTTCTTAACATAACTACAAATACGCCAGATTGGATTAAAATCCATATGGAAACAAGAAGAAATCTACGAAAAACAAGAAGATATAGGAAAACTCCATATAGAAAATGTAGATTAAATAGAAAAATAAACAAAGGATTTATTTGTCCAAGCACAAAAGCTCGTTGGTGTTCTAAATTAAGAATAATAAATCTTTTGAGAAGAATATTGCCTATCTCTTTAATAAATGTAGAAGATATAAAGGCGGAGAAAAAAGAAGGTAAAAGCAGATGGAATAGAAGTTTTTCTGGATTAGAAACTGGTAAAAATTGGTTCTATAAAGAAATAGTAAAATTAAATATTAAACTTATTTTGACAAAAGGAACAGATACGGCAGAGCATAGAAAACAAAGAGGTTTTAAGAAATCAAAAAAGAAATTAGATTATATTTGGGAAACTCATAATGTTGATAGTCATTCATTAGCAGAAATAGTTTTAGAAAAAGAGATAAAACCTTATACTGGAATGTATAGAATAGATTTTCTTCGATATCGTAGGAGACAGTTGCATGTTCAAAACCCTATAAAAAATGGAAAGAGAAGACAATATGGTGGAACAGTTTCATTAGGACTATCAAGAGGAAGTGTTTTGCGTTATATAGGTAATAATAAAAGTTGGAAAAATAAAATCTATTATTTAAGCGGAACAAGTAATGGACAATTAACTATCTTAGATCTAAAAGATGATAGAAAAGTTTCTCATTGTATAAAAATAATAGATATAAATATATTATATATTAGTAAATATAAGGTATTATTTTGTAAATAATAAAATTATTAAAAAATGGAATATAATTTATGAGCTATAAAGCTACGATTTTGTGTATTGATCCTCCTTATCTTTTCAAGGATCCACTTACGATGAGCGAAACTCCTCGTGGAGCGATGTCGAATTATCCTCCTCTAACAATAGAAGAGCTAAAAAAACTACCAATAGCAGATATTGCAGACCCATCGGGAGCACTCCTTGCGTTATGGTGTCCCTCATCGCTTATCCAAAGCGGGCTTGATTTAATGAAAGTGTGGAACTTTGATTTTAAGCAGACTTGGATATGGGTAAAAATTAAAAAGAACATAAATATGAATGGCGATATAAATGATGTTTTAAGTATGTATATGGGTCATACTTTTAGACAATGCCACGAAATATGTTTATTGGGCATCAATAATACAAAAGTATATAAGAAGCGTATAAATAAAGCTCAAAGATCGGTTTCATTTGCTGCAAATGCAAGACATTCAGAAAAGCCAGAAGAATTGCAAAACAGATTAGATATTATGTTCGGAAATAATGTTAATAAAATTGAATTATTTGCTCGTAGGCAGAGAAAAGGGACTATATGTATTGGCAATGAGGCTCCTATGACATTTAATGAAGATATTAGATTATCTCTTTCCAAATTAATGGATTTATCAGATGATAAAATATCTTTAATAAAAGAAACTATTAATTTAGATAAGATTGATAATGAAAAATTAGTTTCTATTTGGAATGATTAGATAATCTATTTCGTGAGCAGTAAATTACCGCTTTTAAGCGGTGGCAATTGATGAGGAATATGGTTGAGAAAAAAGTTCTTTTGTTAAATGAAACCTACGAAACTCTCTCTTTTATTAACGAGCGGCGGGCATTAAAATTATTGTTTAAGGGCAAGGTTGATGTTTTGTCCGTTTGGAATGATGATGTTTTTCTTATCTCTGGCAAAATAAAGTTGCCAGCAATATTGAGATTGAGAAAGAGAGTTCGCAGAAATTATATTGCTAACAATGGATTTAGTCGCACCGCACTTATCCGCCGAGATGATAATTGTTGTCAATATTGTCAAAAGAGACTGACGCCTAATCAGCTCACCATAGATCATATTATTCCAAAACAGAGAGGTGGGCAGACAAGTTTTACTAATTGTGTCGTTTGTTGCAAGAAATGTAATTCAGAAAAGGGTAATAAAACACCAGAAGAAGTTGAAATGAAATTAATAAGGAAACCAGTAGCACCAACATTTTCTTCGTATTATTTTGTTTCTTGTGAGCAAGAGTTTTGGCATCCAGATTGGAACGATTATCTCGGATTAAATATCAATAAGAAAGTATAATACAATGAGCAACTACATTCCGTTTATCCATAAAAATGGCAAGGTAGATAAGAAAAAAGATAAGATAGAACAAGTCTACCTCTATATAGAAGAAGATATAATAGAAGAGAAGAAAGAAGAAAAAGAGGAAGAAAAAATTACAATAATTGCGATATTTTAAGAGTTTTAATTTTGTTTATGGCTTAATTATTTGGTCATAAATCGATCAAGAAACATTATTACTATTATTGTAGAGCGGTTTGTCTCAAATATTAAATCAATGTTAAGATTTCTTATTAAGAGATAGTTCTCTTGTATTTAGTTAAGAGATAATGGTTATCTCTCTAAAATACAGAGGTCTTCATATGAGCACACAAGTTATTCCCCAAGGCAGTTCAGTTGTCATTACTGACGACGAAAGAAATTATCAAGAAAGAGAAATTGAGAAAACATTACATCGTATGTCAGATGTTGTGTCAAAAGATTTCTCCGACGCAAATAGTGATCGTTCTCACATTGCTCGCGATTTAGTGCAGAACGTTACATTCACACGACAGGATGTAGTTGCAGCTATCACAGCCGCAACCGCCGGTCTAACAAATCAAATTAACTCCACTCGAATATAAGCTATTAGTTTATTTAATAGAAAATATAGGTATTCCACAGACAAGAGAACAGTTATTGAAAACTATTTGGGAAGTTAATCCAAGCTCAAATACAAGAACAATTGATGTGCATATTAAAAGATTAAGGGGAAAGTTAGGGGCATTAGCATTTTTGATAAAAACAGAGTTTGGAATAGGATATGTAATAAGTTAGTATAATAATAAATGTTTTGTCAGAATTGCTCAAAATTGCTTATATTAAGCACAAAAAAGAAATGTTTCAAGTGTGGCGGATTGGTTATCTCAAATATTGCGGTTCTTTGTGAAAATTGTTCGGCGGCAGACAAGAAATGCTCCTGCTGCTTAAAAAGTTTAGTTCCGCCTCCTATGCACAAAAAATGTAATTGCGGGAAATAAAGGTAAGATTATGATCATTAAAAATAATGAAGAGGCATTGAGAATTAAATGTTCAGATGCAAATGAAGAAGAAGCAAAAGATATAATTCAAGCATTAGAAAAAGAGCTACAATATTCAGCATTAGCTGGACAAGAGGGTATTGGATTAGCTGCCGTGCAGATAGGTATTCCTAAAAATATTGCTATTGTTCGTATGGCGGATGCGAATATTAATTTGGTTAATTGCGGAATAGAAAAGATGTATGATCCAGCAATGTTTCGTCAAGAAGGATGTCTATCATTCCCAAATCGATATGAGACAACGACACGACATCAAGAGATTGTTATCTCTAATAATTCGGTTTATCCAGAAAGTTTTATAGCATCGGGTCTTATCGCAGTTTGTTGTCAGCACGAGATCGATCATTTTAGCGGAAAGTTATTTATTGATCACACAATGAAACAGGTTAAAAGAAAAGTAGGACCTAATGACCCGTGCCCCTGCGGAGCAATAAATATTAATACGGGAGGAATAAAAAAGTTTAAGAAATGCTGCGGAGCCTGATATATATGGTTTATGCATTTTTTGTTGGATGAATATGAGTTCTCTATAAAAGGCATTCAAGTTCTTTATTTTTATGCTTCGTGGATGCCGCAGCATAAAAAAATGTTATCATCTCTTTCTAAAATGGAAGAAAAGTATCAATATGAGTTCATAGCTTTTGATACGGACTATTTTAAGTCTTTTTGTAAAAGGTTCAATGTGTCATCAATTCCGACAATAATTATTTTGGATGATGGAGAAGAGAAAAAAAGAATTGAAGGAATTGTTTTGATAAGTTCCGTTAAGAATATGTTTTTTAATTTTGATAAGGAGAAAAATAATGGCTAATAATCCAGTTCGACCGACAAGACCAGTAACAGCACCGATAACATCAGCAAAACCAGTTCCATCGACACCTTCTACATCTGCGGCAACGCCGGTAGTTAATCCGAGACCATCTGTCCATATAAACACTATTCCAAAGAGGACAGTGTTAGGGACAACATCGGCTCATCCTATTAAAGTAACAACAGCACCAGTTGCAACTCCACAAGTAACTCAAATGCCAGCTATTAAAACTGCTCCTGTTGTGAGAAAACCACCGATGACAACGGGAATAAAGGTTGTTAAGCCGGCGAGACCTGCTACAACTGCACCAACGACATCGTCTACAACGCCGGGGACAAAGGCAGCAACACCAACTACACCGGCAGTTAAAAAGCCAGTAGGAATGCGTGGCGCTCGTTCTGCGGCAGCAGTTGCGGCAGAGGCGGCAGCAAAAGCAAAGTTTGCAGGAATACCACAAGTAACAGTTCCTACGCATACAACTCCGGCTACGACAACACCAACACCAGCAGCAGCAACACCAGCATCAACACCGACGGCAACACCGACGGCAACACCGACGGCAACACCGACGGCAACACCGACGGCAACACCGACGGCAACACCGACGACGACTACACCAAAAACAACAACAAAGTAGGAGAAATAAAATGGTTAATAAAGTTAAGGCTCAGTCAGTTCCAGTAGTTCCAGTAGTTCAAGATCTAGCGGCAAAAAAGCTTCCAGATACAAAAGCAGGATCAATATGGCAAGAAATTGCTGGCGTTCCGATAGATGCTTTTGCGATACCTAATCAAATAGTTTCTGACTATTTTATTCCGTTTTTTGCGGAGCCAGATCGTTTGTTTCTAAAAGCGAAGACAAAGGCGACAGCCGCTATTCAGTTTTTAGAAGCGACATTGGCAGCAAGATGTGTCGAAATTGTCAATATTAAGACAAGGCAGACGGCTCCTAAATATAATGTAGAGCTGACCGATAAGTATATTATTGTTTCACCAATATCGAGATAACAATGCCTGCGTTTCAGGATGAATATAAACCATTAGAAAAAGGACAGAGGCGATCAGGGCTCAAAATTAATAATGATGAGTCAATCGCTTCTGCCACTCCTAAAAAGCCAACTGCTCAACAATTTGAGGAAGCGGTTAAAGATGTTGAGAAAAAATCCTCATCTTTTAAGATTAAGATGGCAGAATTAGCTGATGCGTTTGTCAAATCGATCAATGATAAAACATTGAAGAAAAATAAATCGATTTTCTCCGTCGAAGTAGAAAAAGAAAACTTATCTAAACTAATCCAATTAGCATCTGAAATTAATTCAGACCCAAATGAAATTGAGGGAATTGGATCATTAGGACTTATTGTTCTTTTATTTAAGACACTTCTTTCACAGAGAGATAGAATAAATGAATTAGAATATCGATTGTTTCAAGTAGAAAATGTGAATAAGATACATCTGGAAAAAACTAATGATTAGTCGCGAGAAACTTCTCGATCTTATAGTTGAAGAAAAAGAAAATTATTCCAAATATAGGGCATTATGCAAGTTATACGATGTTCCTCCAAATCCAATGGCGACGGCGAAGTTCAAGGCGAAGATGGAGATTTTCTCCGAGCTTATGGAGGAGAGAATAATTTTCGAGAGTTAGCACAAAAAGCTAATAGCGTTTCTCTTTCCAAAATATTTAGGTTTTACAAAATCAATATTGATGAGTTTAATAGAAAGATAGTTTGTCCTTTCCATAAAAATGGTAAAGAAGCATCTGCATCATTCTATTATTATCCAGAAACTAACTCGTGGCATTGTTATGGATGTAAAGAGGGCTCTCGTGTTATCGATTTTGTTTCTCTTATAGAGAAATGTTCATACATTGATGCGATCAATAAGGTTCTTTCTATATTTGAGAATGAAAATGAGATAGAAAATAGTTTTGATGATAGTATATTAAATAGAAAGTTTTTCTCTGAAAGATTAGAAATAATGTTATCTTTTTCTGATCTGGTTCGAGAGTTTCGTTTAGAAAATGATAATGAAAAAGCTTTCAATTTTATTGAGAGTATTTGCCATATATTTGATAATTTAGAGACAAAAAATAAGCTTAATAATGAAGCATTAAAATCAGTTATATCAAAGCTAAAAGAAAGAATTGATAATTATGCCTAAAATTGCAGTTATCCCAGATGTTCATTTAGGAGAGGCGACACAATTAGGAAGAGTGTCCCCAGGGACAAATATTAATAGTTGCATTATTGATCAAATTAATTTGCTCGATTTTTGTTTAGAGCAATCAATAGAGCGTGGAGTTAAGTATCTTATCTTTACAGGCGATATTTTTGATGAGCCAAAACCACCAATAACAATCATAACTCTTTTTTCTGCATTCTTAAAAAAATGCACAGATAATGGTATGATAGTTCATATTGTCGCTGGAAATCACGATATTCTTCGTATCGGGGAGACATACATATCTGCATTAAATATTTTTGCTGAAATGGAATTAGAAAATATTTTTATTCATAATCAGATAGAAACAGCTTTTATAGAGACGACAAGTTTAACATTTGTCCCGTTTAGAGATCGTAAATCTTTTGCATTATCCTCCAATACAGAAGCAATATTATTGATGGAAGAATTAATTAATTATGAGATCTCATCAATACCGCAATCATATAAAAAGATATGTATCGGTCATATGGCATTAGAAGGATCTATTCCAGCATTAAATGAGATTGATGATATAGCTAATGAATTATTTTGTCCATTATCTATGTTCTCTTTATTTGATATAACAATTCAAGGACATATTCATAAACCTCAAATATTGAAAAAACATCCATATATAGGGCACATTGGTTCATTATTTATCTCTGATTATGGAGAGGCAGATCAGAGAAAATATTTTCTTATTATTGATGATAATATTGAGGAAATAGATTTGCCGGTAAGAAAACTAAAAGAGATAGATATTATTGTTCCAGTTGGCACGGATAATAGCACGGAATATGTTCTCTCACAAATTAATAATGTTCCCATAGATAAATCTATTGTTCGTGTATCCATATCACTTTCTTCACCAGATTTAGTTCCAGTTAATAAGGTGGATATTGAAAAGCATTTATTTGCTCGTGGAGCTTTTAATGTGTCAAGCATATCGCAGACAAAGAAATCGAATATTGTCAAAAATGAAAAGAATAAATCGATCAATCAAAAAATGGATGTTGCCTCATCAATAAAAATGTGGGCAAATAATTTTATTGACGAGAGTGAGAGAAGTCAATTTATTGAGTTAGCATTGGATATTTTTAACGAATTGAAATCGAAAGAAAAATAATATGAATAATGAAGTTGTTATCTACTATCGAAAATCTTTAATGGATAAAGATGAATTATTAGCTGCGAGAAAATATATTCGATGTGTTGATTTGTTAGCACATATACCAAAATATTATTGTGATAATAATTGTTCTGACATAAATAATTGTCATTGCGATAATGCAGGTTGTTTTCCGCCGAAATTAACTATTGGTAGGTTTTCATTATTCCCATTTTATACAGATCAGGAAGCTGAAATAAATAGCGCTGGATCGAAACTTATCAATACATATGAGCAGCATAGATATGTCGCAGATTTGCAAAATTATGTTCTCGATCTTTGTGATATGACGCCGCTAACCTGGGACAATATTATTGATGTTCCAGATGATATTCCTCTTATTGTTAAAGGAGAGTCAAATAGTAAGAAAAATGATTGGTCAAAATCTATGTTCGCGGCGAATAAAAAAGAAGCTATTAAAGTTATAGGTAGATTATATGATGATAGTTTAATATCTCAGCAAAAACTTTACATAAGACAATATGTCCCATTAGTTAAATATATGGATGGAATAAATGGAATGCCAGTTTCCAAAGAGTTTAGAGTTTTTGTTTGTTATGGAAAAATAGTTTCTTCTGCTTTTTATTGGCAGAATTATATTGATGATATAGGTTTTATTCCGTCAGCAAATGATATTCCGGAAGAGTTTATACAAAAGGCTATTAATAGAATAGGGAATAAGTGTAATTTTTATACCATAGATGTGGCGGAGACACAATCTGGCGAATGGATTGTTATCGAACTTAATGATGGTCAATTTGCCGGACTATCGTGCCACGATCCGAATGAGTTTTATCGAAATCTACTTTCTATTGTTTCATAGAGTAATCATATGCTTCCTTTGAGATTATTTATATCTAACCTTTCCTGCCACGAAAACTCTTTTATTGATTTTTCGCAATTTAATTCTGCGATTATTATTGGAAGAAAAGAAAATGATGATCTTCATTCTAATGGAACAGGAAAGAGCTCAATATTTATAGCTATTGAATATTGTTTATTTGGAGAATGCCCTTTCTCATTAGATAAAATTATACGCGATGACGCTGATGCCTGCCGCGTCGTCCTCGATTTTTCTATTGATGATCAAATATATCGCATATCACGAAAAAGAACTCGCCGCGGAACATCAGATTTAACTCTTCTTATGCAAAATAATACGCCTAATCCTTCTTACTACAAAATTATCAAAAATGATTATTTTCCAGTTGATGATAAAACATTTTGGAATGATATTAGTGGTCGCCGTGCCTCTGATACAGAACGCTATATTGAAAAGCTTATTAAGACAAATATAAAGTCCTTTCGTAATTCGATCCATTTTGCCCAGAACGATTTTGATGGGTTATCTACTTTACGACCTGAGAAAAGAAAAGCTCTTCTAAAAGAGGCTCTTAACATTGCAGTTTATTCCAAGTTAGAAAAAATTGCAAAAGAAAGAGCTTCCTTTCTTATCAAAGATATAGATAAAGCAAAAGCTCTCATCGAAAACTTCGGAGACTTAAACTCTGATCTCTTAAAATTAAAAGAGCAACTCTCCGAAACAAAAGCCTCTCTTTCTTTCACCTCGGAAAAATTAAAACAACCAACTCTCGAATTAGATGAGGCAAACAAAGAATTAAATACTCTTATTCTTCTCCATAAAGAGTTAGAAACAAAATATTCATCATTAATTAATCAAGAAAAAACTCTTTCCTCTGAAATATCAAAAATCTCTTCTTCTCTCAAAGAATATCAAGATAAAAAATTATTAGCAATAAAAGCAGCAAAAAATATTGTTTCCGAAATTAAAGAGATTAAGGAAAATATCTCTTCTCTTTCAGAAATTGATTTTAATCAAATAGATATATTAACCGAACAAGTGTCCGAATTAAAACAAAAGCAAACAATTAATAATGTCGCCATACAAAATAATATGGCAGAATTATCTGAATTAAGAACTCCAATGCCAGATGATTTTTGTAAGCATTGTAGACAGCGATTGTCAGAAGAACATAAAGCTGCGTGTAAAGCAAAAATTGTTTCCGATATAGATAAATGTCAGAAAAATATTGCAGTAGCAAAAAAAGAAATATTAACTCTCTCTACCCAAATGATAGATGCTCAATCAAAAATTGCAGCCCTCTCAAAACAGAAACAACAATTAGATTTGCTAACAAATAAACTTTCATTGAAGAACTCTGAGCTTTCCGAAAAGAAAAAGATGCATACAGAGATAACAGAAATCATAGAAAAATTTTCTAACTCATTGTTAGAAAAAGAAAATGAATTAGCATTCATTAATTCTGAAATTGAAAAATCTTCTTTTTCAGAAGGTAAAGAAATAGAAAATAAAATATCAGATCAAAAGAAAAAAACAGCTGCCCTTTCTTTGATTATATCATCAATAAATAAAGAGATAATGCACGGAACAAGCTTAAAAGCTATTATTGAAAATAATATTGAACAAAAAATAAAAGATCAAAGCAAATTGCAGGAATTAAAATCAAAATTAATAGCGATAGAAAAACAGTATTATACCTACCCATCGGTCATTAATGCCTTCTCTGGGACAGGTATACCCGCATTAATTATACAAAATTGCCTCGATGATCTTCAATCGAAAGCAAATGACATATTAAATCAATTAAAACCAGAGCTACAATTATCTTTCATAATAGAGAAAACAAAATCTGATGGTGAGGAGGCTGATACATTGGATATAGAGTATTCGTTATCAGGTCGTTCCCGTTCGTATGAGCAATTATCGGGAGCACAAAAACTTTCTGCAACATTTTCATTAAAACTCGGACTATCTTTTCTTCTTTCTGATCTATTAGGGACAAATATAGAGTTTCTTCTTCTCGATGAGGTAGATCAATCGTTAGATGCGGCGAGTATAGATCAATTCGCAGAGATTGTTCGACATTTTCAAGATAAGTTTAAGATACTAATAATATCGCACAATGATAGACTAAAAGATAAAATTGCGACAAAAATCGTCGTATCACAAGACAGTAATATGATTAGTAGAGCGAAAGTTCTTTTATAGGAGATATATGTCAAAACAGTATAGAATAGCAATATCTGGAAAAGCGAATACAGGAAAAGATACTACCGCAAATATGTTAGCAGTTTCAGAATTAGCTTGGAAATACGATCTTTATAGCTTTGAGGAGAGGTTCGCCTTTCGTTCCGGCTTTGGCGTTTCAGAATTAGCTTGGAAATACGATCTTTATAGCTATGAAAAATTAGCTTTTGCTAACCCTATTAAAGAGATAATCTCTACAATGTTTCCATCACTGGATAGAGAATATCTTTTCGGCTCATCAGAGCATAGAAACAAAATAATAACAATATCACAGGAAACAGGACAGCCTATAACAATACGACAACTTCTTCAAGATATTGGTGAGAGATGTAAATCTATTGATCCAATGATTTGGATTAATGCATTAGATTATAGTATCTCTCAAAATAAAGATCGTAAGCTTATTATTGTTTCAGATTTAAGATTTATTGATGAATATAAATATCTCAAAAATAATGGCTTTTTCATTATCCGTATTATTAAGAATACGGATCAAAATATGACACATATATCAGAGACACAACAAGAATGTTTAACAGATGATAAGTTTGATTATACCATTAATAATAATGGCTCAATAAATGAGCTAAATGAAAATGTGTCCAAAATAGTTGAAATATTGATGCAATAAGTTATCGATAATTAATCATTATCTCGCATTTGTATATGACACTCGACGATCTGAAAAGAGAAGTCGTGCCAAAGTTTCTCTCTATTGGAAGTGATAAGTTTTATCGTATTTTATTGACTTCTTCATTGAATAAATTAGTATTATTGGGTAAAGGAGAATATAAAGGACAGCCGCCTGATATAGAATTGTTAAGAGGATATGATCAGTTTTTAATCTTGTATAGACGCGAAGGCGAAGATGTTGCGTTAGATATAGCAAAGGTTTTTCGTCGGGCTGCTCATAAAATACACTGGATAATGTTGAAAAAAGAAATGACAACAAAAAATGATAAGTTTTTGAGATTGGTATAAAATGGCAGTCATCACGATAACAATAACACGATCGCAAAATGAGGTCATCTCCGGTATTCCTCAGAGTATTGAATTAAGCACCAATATTCCATCGTCAATATTTTATACATTGGATGGTAGCGTTCCGACAACATCGTCGCCAGTATATACAAACATAATTTATCTTCCGACTGATCCTGCTGAATTAACAGCATATTTTACAGAGCCAGAACCTGGCGTAACAGAAACTTATACAGGCGGAGATGTTCCAATTTCATACAATGGTGTCTCATCAGTTATTTTAAGCGTCTTTGCAACCAATGGCGTCGATAGCTCACCAGTTATCGTTGAAACATTTGAGACAACAATTTTGCATAATGCTCGCCGCCCTCATAGTGCAACAGATGCACCCGCGGGTGTGTCATACAATAATCTTTACCCATTCGGAACTAATGAGATATATCCAAATCAAAGATATCTTAATCCTGGGGATGCGGGAATTAATGTCAATAATCCAGAATTGCCAACAATTTCCAACGGGTTTGACATCGATGGATACGCAGCATTATTTACAAATAAGCCATATAATGTTGAGAATTATGAGATAATCAATATTAATACAGATGCGGAAGGTCAGCAGGTCGCAGGATTACCAGCAGGGAATGTTTTAGATTTTCAGTATCCGCCAGCACCACAGGAAAGCACAGAACAGTTCTCGGATAATGTTAATAATGTTTTTGATCCACAGGCTTTTGTTATCTTTCAGGACGCTTCAATGCAGGACCCAGAAGAACCGCAGCAATTAGTAGGACAGTTTTTTACATTGTATCAGGACAGAGATACGGAATTGATGAACGAATATCTCTCGGCAGGATATAACGATTTTCATACTTGCACGGGCTCATTCGTGCGTAGCAGTTATAATATTCGCACAAATGAGATAACATTTGCACATTTTGATAGTAAAAATTGTCGCTGGCTCTTTAATGTATGTCAATATAAGCCTATTGGAGATTGGAAAGGAGACTTCACTCCTATAATGGATCCTAGGGGCGAGGCACATCGCCGCGTGACGGAATGGATTCCTTTCAAAAACGTACGCTTATGGTAAATAATTATAAATAATATTATCTTTCATCCGTCGTGCCCACCTCTGATATATACATAGGAACACACAAAATAAGAAAAGATGTATATATGTCAGAAAATAACGAGCTTCGGTTATCGGTGAGTAAAGTAAAAGTTTATAGTCAGTGTCAGAAGAAATACTTCTACCAGTATATCGCTAAGATGCCGATGCGCGATGAAGAAGGTTTTTTTATTCTCGGTAAATTATGTCATAAAGCTCTTGAACTTTTTCATTTACATTATATTAACTTTCCTTTATCAAAAGATCCATATAATAAAATTATGGGCAAAGCTTTTAAGGATGCGTGTTTAGATGCAAAGAATGAATTAACAAAAGAGATAAAATCAGATGCTTATAGAATGATAGATAAATATCTAAAAAGTATATCTACTAATAAGAAAAATAATAAGATAGCTAATGTTCTTTTCGCTGAAAAGCAATTTAGTATTCCAATCGCTAACGATGTGTTGCTTAGCGGCATCATAGATCGTGTCGATTTTGATGATGATCAGGTTTACCATATTTTAGATTATAAGACTACCAAAGAAAAAAGATATTTAGAAAACGACCTTTTACAGTTAAAGTGTTATTCTTATGTGCTACTTTATCAACAGCCAGAATTAAAAAAGATTAGGTGTTCTTATTATTTATTGAAGCACGGAGAGTTAATAACAAAAGAGTTCTACCCAGAAGAGATATTAAAAGTTAAGGATGTATTTATAGATTATGCGAGTAGGATAAGAGCAGAGACGGAATATAAGCCAAATCCTAATTTTTTATGTCGATATTGCCCTTTTCTTGACTCGTGCAATGAGGGTAAAGATAAAGTTTCGCCACAATTAAAATACGGAGAGATTGATTATTAAAGAAAGAAGTTAATATGGATCAAAGAGTGATAGATAATATGTTTCACATTAGATATGGAAATGGATCATTTTTTGATGATGAGATCAAAGATTGTTCTTTTATAAAGAAAGTTATTAAGAATAAATATGGTATTGACTTATCAATATCAGAATGTTATGAGTTTTGGAGATGGAGAAGCGATAAGTATGATGCAAGCTGGTTAAATATTGGTCAAACATCAGTTAAAGAGATTGAAGAATGGTTTGATAAGATATTTTTGTTTTTTAAGTCAGAGAATGAAAATAATTTAGAATTAGAGGAGGATAATATTTATGAAGATTGTATCCAGATAAGACAAATATTAAAGAATAAATATGATATCTATCTTTCAATAGATGAATGCTATGATATTTGGCAGTTTTATTCAGATGAGAATAATTCTAATTGGAGCCAAATAAATAAAAAAGAGATTGAAAAAAGTTTTGTTGATTGGTGTTCATATTTTTGTTTTGAGATAGATGAATACCCAAAAATGGATCAGAATAGAATTAACGATATTTTTCATCAGATGCTATCTAATAACGGATCATTTCGATATAATTTTGAGGCAGGAGATTGTGAATGGGCAAAACGAGCCATAAAGAATAAGCTTAATATAGATGTTTCGGTTGCGGAATGTTATGAGATTTGGAGATTTGGTATAAAGAATATGAATGGAAGTGTAGTATCTTTTCACGATTATGAAGCCATTGAGTTTCTTAAAAAAATGTATGAAAGTTTTGATAAGGAATAGTTTATGGATCAAAAATCAATAGATAAAATGTTTTGTTCCGCCTTTCAATTTGACATAGATATTGCCAATATAATTATGGCACAATTAATTATTAAAGATAGATTGAATATAAATCTTTCAATGTTAGAAAGTCTCTATTTTATAGAGTTTATGATGCCTACTGATGAAAAATGGTTTTGTATCGATACTTACGGAGAGCACGATGATTTTGTCGTTTCAGAGTTTTATAAAATGTGCAAAGAATTAAATGGTTAACCAAGGAAAAGGAAAATAAATTATGTCAGATATAAAAGTTCAAGAGGTAGAATACTGCAAGATTAATGTTTATTATGTTGCTGATGCTGATGAGATAGAGCGAAAGCAGGATCAGGTTCTTCAAGCTTTTAAGGACGCGCCAGTCCCTGGTTTTCGCAAGGGAAAGCAGACGATTAATGCAATAAAGATGCATTATCGCGACCAAATAAAAGAGGCTATGAAGCGCGCGTTGACAGAGAGTGCTTTTCATAATACATTATTTGAGAAGGGTTATCGTCCATATGGAGAGCCTTATATTGGTTCTATGTTTTTTGAGCGTGGAGAGTTTAATTGTGATTTTATCATTCATATAAAACCAGATTTTGAGATTGCATCATATAAGGGATTAAATATTCCTAAACCTCATTCAGCAATGACGATAACAGATATATCTGCCGAAATAATGCAGCAGTTGCGAATTAAGTTCGGAGAGACAATACCATATGAAGATAATGATTTTGTTCAGGTTGGCGATAATATAATTATTGATTTTGATGGATCTATTAATGGACAAAATGTTCCCGCTTTATCAAAGCAAGGTGCAGTTATGGAAGTTGGCACATCAAAGTTGCCAGGGTTTGATGATATGTTGCTCGGAATGAAGCAAGAAGAGGAGAGAAAGTTTTCTCTCGTTGTTCCAGAGGGTAGTTTGCCGAGCTTAGTTGGGCAGACAATAGATTTTACGGTTAAATTATCGGCGGGGACTAAATCAATACCTCACGCATTGAATGATGAGTTAGCTATTAAAATGGGCAAGGAAAGTTTTATTGAATTGCAGACTGATGTTGATGGAGCAGCGGCTAATAAGTATTCAATGGTATGTCGCCAAGCGATAATAGATATGGTTCAGAAAAAATTGATTATTGATAATCAATTTAAGGTTCCAGCTTTTATGACAGAGGCGGAAGGAAGAATGCTTATCGAGAAAGCAAATCTAAAATGGGACGAAGTTGCACAAGTAGATAAGGATAAGTATTTAGAATTAGCGGAGGATAATGTTAAGTTGGCATTAATTCTGGATAGAATTGCTGAAAATGATCCAGAGGCACAGCTGACTGATAATGAAACATTTTCGATAATAAAGGATCATTTAGCGAAGAAATACGGAGAGAGTAATGTTGACAACATATTGAAGGAAATGGTCAAAAATGGAAGTTTGCAGATGATGGCGGCACAGGTCAAAAATCAGTTTGTCCTCGATTTTATATGTAAGAATGTTAACATAATTGAATAAAGTTATGGATAGTAAAATAACTAAATTAGTAGATGAAGAAGTAAAAAATACAAAATATGTTTGTTCTGAATGTGGAGCAGATGCGATTTTTTACGAAGGCGAAGAGAATGATGAGGAGGATGATGACTACGAAGGCGAGAGTGAGTTTGGTTGGAAATTAATTTGTTATCATCCGAAACAGATTAAGGATAGAGGTGGAAAATTAATAACAATAAATGCTGGGACAGCAATAAGAAAGGAAGTTTAATATGAGTTCTATATTCCCGAAGAAGTATCAAAAAATAATTGATGAGTTGCCAGAGTTTCGCGAGCAGGCAGAGGCGGCAAGCAAAGATGAGCTAAATCAAATAATTATTTTAGCCCAAGGAAATATATCAAATATTGAGAAGGATTTAGAAGAAAATCAAGAAATAATTGATCAGAGAGAAAAATTGAAGCAAATGGTGGGTCCATACAAAGATGCGGTTCGTGTTCAGACGGCAAAGACAAAGTGGTGCCTTCATTTATTAAAAGAAAAAGGCGTAGAAATAGGAGGGAAAACCGAATAAATACTAATAAAACTTCATATAAGTAGAATTAATTATGATTCTACTTATATGTTGTGAGTTTTTATGGTAAAAAGAAAAACAACAGAAGAGTTTATAATAGAAGCAAAAGAATTATATGGAGATAAGTTTGATTATAGTAAAGTAGATTATAAAAATTGTAGAACTAAAATTATTATAATCTGTAAAAAGCACGGAGAGTTTGAGCAACTGCCTAACAATCATTTATCTGGAAGCGGATGCTGGTTATGTGGTATTGAAAATCAAAGAAAAGATCCAAATCTTTTTCTAAAAGAAGCAAAAGCTATTCACAATAATAAATATATTTATGATAAAGTCCAATATATAAATGATTGGACAGAAATAATAATTATATGTCCTATACATAATAAAGAGTTCAGACAATCACCAAATACTCATTTGCAAGGACACGGTTGTCCATATTGTGCAAATAACATTCAATTAACCAATGAGATTTTTGCAGATAAAGCAAATTATATACACAACTATCGCTATTCATATAATTATGTTGATTATAAAAATAATCATACCAAAGTAAAAATAGGTTGTTTAATACACGGTATTTTTCAACAGACACCTAATGCTCATTTAAGTGGTGATGGGTGTCCAAGATGTTCTAATTATGCAAGATTAGATACGGAGCTTTTTATTGAAAAAGCAAAATTAATCCAACCAGAAGGCAGATATAGTTATGATAATGTGTGTTATATAGATCATCGCACGCCAATACAAATAACCTGCCTTTATCATAAAAAAGATTTTATACAAATGCCATATTTACATTTGCAGGGTCACGGTTGTCAAGATTGTTTTGCCAATGTAAAATACACAAATGAAACATATATAGAAAAAGCAAATATATTATATAATAATTTATATTGTTATGACAAATTAAATTATGATAATTGCAATACCCCAATTATAATAATATGTAAAAAACACGGAGAGTTTAGTAGAAAGGCTTTTGTTCATTTACAAGGAGCTGGATGCCCCAAGTGTTATGAGTTTTCTAGTCGTTCTTCTAAAATAGAAGAAGAATGGCTAATCAGCTTAAATATTCCATCATTAAAGAAACAATGGCATATTTGTAAAACAAAATATTATGCAGATGGATATGACCCAGCAACAAATACAATATATGAGTTTAATGGAGATTATTGGCACGGAAATCCAAATATTTATAAATCAGAAAATATTAATTTATCAGTAGATAAAACATATGGTGAATTATATAGAGATACTATTAAAAGAGAAGAAATAATAAGAAGCCTTGGATATAATTTGGTTGTTATGTGGGAAAGTGATTGGAAGATATTGAGAAAGGCGGCTTAAATGGAGTTCTCGAAGACAGAAATTAAAAGTTGTTGCGGAGGAAGCTCTACCGTTTTAACATTATCGGGACCAATAACGGATAATGTTGTTTCCCAATTAATATTATTTGGTTTTGATATAAAAGATATTTTTATCAAAGCTGGTATAGTTTATGCAGAAGGTCATAATGTCATCCTAACTGGACCAATAGGATCAAATCGTTTTAATATTAAGTTTCTATCTGAAAAAGATGTAGAGCAAAAGTTAAATGAGTTGGAAGCTATCATTAAAAAAATAGGATAACGATGTCAAATAATAGCTATTCCTATTTTGCTAATATGGATAAAGTTTTTGTTTGCCATCACGAGGCGGGGCATACTACCGCAGGACTTATTTGTAGTATGGTTGTGACCTCGGTTGAGATTTTTAGAGAAAAGAAAGGAGTTAAAAGATTTGGCGGGCTAACAAAGTTTGATTATATATGTTCTCGTGATATTGAAGATATTGGAGTTCCTGATATTGAATGGGAATTAAAAATAAATGAGATTGCGATTAATTATGCAGGATTAGCGGCAGAGAAGATATTCTTTGAGAAGGTTTCGGGCTCAAAAAAGTTTCCCGGTATTTGGAAAGAAGGATCGCATTTAGATACAAAGTTTGCCTGCGATTTAATGACTAAATATAATTTAGCAAATGCTGGAAAAGAAAGATTAATATTAAAAAAGAATATTATTAATAATGTTAATAAGTTGCTCCTAAAACATTGGAGCGATGTTACTCTCATCGCACAGACATTATTCAATAAAAATATACTGATGTATTCTGATCTACAAAAATTATTGATTAGTAAATCAGAAAATAAAGACTTTTGGAGAGAGCAGTTAAAGGGCACAAATAAATTATTTGATTTATTTGATAATGATAAGTTATCGCCAGAAGATTTTAAGAAATTAATAAAAAAATAACAAATATCTCTGATAATACCGCCCAAGTTTTTAATTTGGATGTGCCTAATAAGCCGCGGATTGTTATCAAAATATAGAAAGGTAGTCCAATATGATCGATTTTGTTTCATTGCACAATCACACATATTATTCTATTCTCGACGCGATATCTGATCCAAATGATTTATTTTTGCGAGCGAAAGAATTAGGACAAAAAGCAATAGGGATAACAGAGCACGGCTCAATAAGTTCAGCGTGGGAGTGCTTAAAAGCATCAAAGCAAACAGGGGTGCGCCTAATTATAGGTTGCGAATGTTATTTTCAGGAGAATGTTGGATCTGATGAAAAGTTTCGACATATAATTCTTATCGCTAAAAATGCTATTGGATATAGAAATCTGCTAACTCTAAATAAGAGAGGATTTGATCAGGGAAAGGTTTTGTCCAAAAAGGTTTATTCTATTATTGATTGGAAATTATTGGAGCAATATTCAGAAGGATTAATATGTTTGACTGCGTGTGGTAATGGAATTATATCTCAATTATTAATGAATGGAAAGTTTGATGAGGCGGAGAGGACAATAATTCGATTAAAAGAATTATTTGGGAATAGTTTTGGATTAGAAGTGCATCCAAATAATATGGATAGAATGGGGACATATTATTCAGACAAAATTGAACAGAGTTATATTAATAGAAAATTAATCAATTTAGGCAAAAAATTATCAGTAAGAGTGGTCGCGACCTGCAATTCTCATTATATTAGAAAGGAAGAGAGTTCGGTGCACGACACATTGTTATCGATTGGATCTCATCAGCCTATATACTCTAATTTTAGATTGAAGTATCCATTAGATGATTTTTATCTTAAATCGGGGGATGAGGTTTTAGCTTTTTTTACGAGAAACTATGGAGAAGAGGCAGCGAGAGGTTTTTGCGAGAATAGCATATATTTTGCTGATTTATGTGAAGCACCAGAATGGATCGATCCAAAGTTTTCTAATCCATCAGGAAAAGAATTGCCAGTATTCCCAATTAAAGATGAGACTGATTATGAAAAGTTTTTAGAATGGAAAGAGGCAAATATTGATAAGTGTCCAAAGGATGAAAAAGGAAACATTCTTAAAGACGATAGTTTATATTTGAGATATAAATGTTTTAATGCATTATTATCTTTTTTTGAGAGAAGACAAATTAAGGAATATAAAAAGAAAGAATATATAGATAGATTAGAAGAAGAGTTGGATACATTAGACTATGTAGATGTATCCAGTTATATGTTAATCGTTTCTGACTATGTAAATTGGAGCCTAAATAATGGTGTGGCAGTTGGTCCTGGCAGGGGGAGCTGCGGAGGAAGTTTAGTTGCATTTTTATTAGGAATACATCAAGCTGATCCAATAAAATATGGATTAGTTTTTGCAAGATTTCACTCAAAGCTCAGAAAGTCTTACGCTGACACAGACTTAGATTTCTCTAAAAAGAATAGGAATAAGGTTTTTAGTTATATAGAGCAAAAATATGGTAAAGATAATTTTTCACTTATCTCAAATGTTAATACGATAACACCGAAAGTTTATGTAAGAGATGTGGCACGGGCTTATGAATTAGGTGGGACAAAAGAAAATGCAGTTAAAATTGGTGATGATGTTGCCAGCATTATATCAGCAGATTATCATTCAATAAATGAAGCGTTGAGTAAAGCACCATTATTTGAGGAATATTGTAAAAGATATCCAGAGTTCATAAAAAATAATATGATATCTGGCGCATTAAGAAGCTGGGGAGTTCACGCGTCCGGGACTATTATTAGTAAAAGACCATTAACAGGATTAGTTCCAGTTCGCATAGATAAAGATGGTGCGGCAGTTATAGAGTTTGATAAGGATACGGCAGAAGAAGTTGGATTAGTCAAAATGGATATTCTCGGACTTTCAGAATTAGATACAATGAATGATGTTATCGATATGATAAGAAAGAATGGAAAAGAGGTTCCAAATATAGATTTTGAGCAATATGATAAAGAAACTTATGATTTGATCTCATCGGGAGATACTTTTGGTGTTTTTCAATTTGGTAAATCTGGTGGGACTATCGATTTATGTAAAAAGATAAAGCCGAAGTCAATGGAAGACCTCGCTATAATAACTACATTAGCTCGTCCAGCATCAAAAGAGATTAGAGAAGATTTTATTAAGACAAAGAAAGGAATATTAAAAGTTCAATATCTTCATCCGTTGCTCAAAAATGCGTTTCATAAAACATATGGCTTTCCATTGTATGATGAAAGTTTATTGATCCTTGCAAAAGATGTTGCTGGTTGGGATCTTGCAGAAGCTGATAAATTAAGAAAACTAACAAAAGAAAAAGGTAAAAATCCAGAGAAAGCAAAAAAATGGGAAAAGGAGTTTATTGAAGGGGCAGTAAAAAATGGCGTTTCTGAAAAAGATGCTAACGAAATATGGGAGCGGGTCATATTGCCCTATGGCAAATATTCCTTCAATAAGTCGCACGCTATACTTTATTCTATCATAACATATAAGACTGCCTATCTTAAAGCACATTTTCCGATAGAGTTTCTTATGGCAAATCTTATGTCAGAATTATCATCAGGGGCACAGGATGCGGACGAGAAGGTTGTCAAAATTAAAACAGAGTTAAGAAGTCGTGGAGTTTCCATATTAGCGCCAAATATTAATACATCAGAAATGGACTACAAATTAATTGATGACAAAACACTATTGACAGGGTTAAATGCATTAAAGTTTGTCGGCGAGGAAGCTATTCTCGATATTGTTGAGAAGCGACCATTTAAGAGTTTTTATGATTTTATGGTTCGCATCGACCCTCATAAAGTTAGATCAAATACAATTCAAGCACTTATTGCGTCGGGAAGTATGGATTGTTTTGGATTGCCACGAAAGTCAATGTTTCTCTATTGCTCTGATTATAGAAAGAAGTTGCAAGTTTGGGCGAAGAAGCATAATATAGAAACTGATGAGTTCTCATATCCGTGGGAAGAGACAGATGAATGGAAGTTGCACGAATTATATGCATTAGAGATGAATTATTTGGGAGAAGCATTTATATGCGCGCCCGCGGATGCATATGGAAAGTTTTTTAAGGATGATCATAATACGGTTGTTGATATTAAACAAATGAAGGATAAAGAAAAAGTTCCTAATATGAAATGCATATTGCAAAGCTTTTTTGAGTTTAAGGTTAAGAAAGAGGGATCAAAATATTATGGAATGCCAATGATTAAAGCGGTTATTCAAGATAAAAATGGAGAGCAATGCCCGATGACTATATTTTCAGATCGTTGGATGCAAATGCAAAGAATTATGAAGAGTATGAATAGTAAGGCAGTTTTTGATAAAGGATTGGCATTATGTTTTGCTGGAAGCACAAATAATTATGAGGATGAGATTGGTATCATAATGGAGGATTTGTTTAGTATAGCATTGCCGCCAGCATTGCCAATAGATCGTAAGGCAAAGAAAATTAATCTGAAACAGTTAAAAGAAAAAGTTCAGCAGGTTTTGGCGGGGACAGAAAAAGAAATTGAGGAAGAGATAGAGGACGATTTAATTAATGAAGGACTGCTCGATTTAGAAAATGATATGGAGTTTCCTGACTATGAATAAAATATTTGTGATAAAATTAGCCCAATGATGACGGGATCGAAAACTCGTGATATATAGAGGGACAAGGAGAAATCGATGACAACAATAAAACAATTTTTAACCGCTCGACCAAAACTACTCACTCTTTATGTTAAGGTCGGAACGAGGCTGACCGACATATTAGCCTCGCTTTCTAAAAATGTTTCCGAGCATTTACGATTTATGCTTTATGATAGAGAAAAAGATTTTGCCGAAAAGAAAGCTGCGGCAGAAAAGCTTTTAGAGGAGATGGAAGAAAATAAATATAAAGAGCTAAAATTATCAGAAATTGATAAGATTAAAATGGATTTTCTTAAAAAAGAATATAGTAAGATAAATGATGTTAAAGTAAAACGACATTTTTCAGATACAGATTATATTGACCTAAATAGAATTAGGCAATACGATATAGCTGAAAAAGTTTTTAATGAGATTAAAGAAAAGAATAAAGATATTGATTTTCGTAAGTTTCTGCAACTAACAGATTTATCAATGATAGATAGTCCTCTTTCCCAAGAAAATACTTTTGATAAGGAAAAGTTTGAGGAAGCAAAAAAGACACACGAAAAAATAATGTTAGCTATTAAAAATATGAGCAATCGATTTGATAGATATGGGCAGCATAATCACGATCATATTAATTTTTCTGATTGGGAATTAGATGAAAATAATAATTATGCTAATAATGAAATTGAGGATATGGAAAAGCGACTTGTAATACTTGGAGAAAAAATACAATCAGTGAAAGCACAAAAAGAAATAGAAGAACAAAAGCCAGAACCAATTGTTTTTCAATCATCGGTAGATATAAGCACACAGAGTATATCCGATTTTGATCAGCATTTGACGGATGCACAAAAAGATATTGAGGCAAATAAAGAAGTTTCACCAGTAATCTCATTAATTTTAGATAAATCGCCGACAAAAGATGAATTAGAAGAGTTTAAGAAGACTTTCGAGGAAACAAAGAAAAATAATAATTGTTGTATGCTTAATCATTCATCTAAAATAGAATTGGTCGAATTAAAGGAAGATGATAAGCAAATAACATTTGATGACTACATCAAAACCAAAGATACAGTCAATGCTAATGTTTCTGGTTTTGAGACAGTTATTGTGGGAGAAAACAAATGAAATGTTTCAGTTGTGAGACAGAAATTAACCCAAGGTGGAAAAATGCAATAGAGAGTAATGTTTGTCCTTTTTGCGGCGAACACATTGTTGATGAAAAGTTGAAGACATTGCTCTCAACATTAAGAGAAACAATGGATGGAATGAAAGAGTTTCAGCAAGAGCTCGATGATTGGATGTTATCAAATCATAACTACATAAAGACGAATGCAGAAAATCTGCATACTTTCATTCCAAAGGAAATATTAAAAGAGGCGGCGAAGGAAGATAAAGAAGAGTTTGAGAAGCGAAAGAATAAGAAGTTTAAGACAAAGGTGAGCACAGATTTAGGTGAAGAAGAAGTCGTCGTCGAACAAATACAATCAAATGAAGAGGCAAACGAGTTTGCAAAGCGAGCAGAAGCGACGAAGTTTACAGAGAAAACACAATCATTAAAAGAAAAGGTTAAGCAGATTAAAAGCGGTGGCGCCGCTGCGTTGACAGCAATGGGCGGAGGCGTTATAACTGCTGATATGGTTTCTAATCTGGATAAAGCAGATGTTTCATTATATGAGAGCCAAATAACAGGTGGTGCCGATATGGAAGCGCTGACAGGCGGCGAGCCATATGAATATGGCGATCCAAATGATGAAATAGATGATATAGGAGTTGATGATGATTTGCCACCATCACCTTTTGTTAATATGCCGGTTAAAAAAGCAGGAAGATCACAGCAGCAACAAGCCGATCTCGATAAATTAAGAGCATTGCAGGCAAACGCTGGCGGAGCGAGAAAAAGATTGCTTTCAGGAAAAGGTGGGTTTTCGAGAGGATAATATGGTGATTAGAGTAGTAGATAATAAGAAACTACTAATGACGGTAGAGGAAAGTGCTCTTTATGATAGAATTGTGTCCAGTTATACGAATACTACAAATAATGGAAAAGATCTATTCCAAGATCTTTTTGAAACTGATGATAATGGAATAATAAGAGCACTCATCCCTCCTTCGAAGAAAAGAACCTCATTTGAGGTATGGATATTTTTAGTTAATCTAATGGTCTCTCAACACATCGCTATTATGTATGAACAAGCCGCGGATGTTGCGACACAATTTAAGGCAAAGATGGCGGAATTAGATAAAAAGATTGCAGAGGTAGATCAAAAACTAAAACGATTGGATAAGAAGAAAGGCGAATAATAATGGCTACATTAGGAGAGTTCATCGGAGAAGGAATGGAAGATGATTTTTTAGATTTTGATCTTTCCGAGATACAGGAAATATTGAATAATCTCAAAAATACAAATGCTATTGATTTAGCACATAGTGAATATTTGCAGCAAAGATGCTTAAATGGAGCAGATGTTCTTATCGAGTATCTCGGTAAATTAACAAAAATGGCTGGGTTTTATGAAACAAAGATTAATACAGCGAAGAATAAAGCAAGCTTGGAATATCAGAGCCCCGATGGAAAAAAAGCGAGCACCGATATAAGGATATGGGCGGGAGCGGTCGCTCCCGAAGTTGAAGAGCTGCAAATAAAAATGGCAAAAATAAAAGCAAGTCGCTTGGTCATCGAAAAGAAATATGATTTGTTGATCAAAGCTCATCATCATTGGAAGAGCATAAGTGATGGATATAAGAAGAGCATACTAGGATATTCAGCGCCAGTTTTTAATGACGAAAAAGACGAAATACCCGAAGGATATCGGTAAAATAAAAAGATATAGCGAAAAATCAAAAAAGATAAAAAGTCGTAGAGCGTGATATATAGAGTATGAACATTTTGAGAGGATGATTATGGCGAAGGACGCAAAAACAGATAAACTTACTGCATTTTTTAGAAGCTTTGCAGAAGCAGATGAGGCACTTAATTTTAGAATGGCTTGTGAAACAGTGGGAGAAAAGACCGACGTTATATCAACTGGAACACCATCGCTCGACGATGCGTTGGCGTGTGGCGGATTGCCCTGCGGCAGATTGATACAGTACTACGGTGCGGCGGCATCGGGCAAAACTTTAATGAGCCTATTAGCTATTAAAGAGGCGCAAAAAAAAGATCCTACTGCGCGACAGTTATTTATAGATGCAGAACAGACTTTTTCTTCAACTTGGGCAGATACTCTCGGCGTTGATACTTCGCGTGTTATTCTAATCGAAGGAGATCTTTCTAGCAATGGAAGACGCTTATTTGAGATGTTGCTTGGTGTTCCAAAAGAAAACGCAAAACATATTCTTTCAGGAAAGAGTAGAGAGGGACTGCTTGATAAAATAATGAATAAAGAGAAAGAGTATAACATAAATATTATTGTGCTTGATAGCCTTGGAGCAATCGTGCCGCCCCAAGAAGACACGGCAGCAATTGGTAAGCAAAATATGGCACTATTATCAAGATTTTTGACAACAACTTTCCGTAAGCTTTCTCTTGAAGTTAAAAAAGCAAATATTCCATTTGTTATTATCAATCACCAAAAGGCATCATTTGATATGTATGGGGCAAGCCATAGCTATTCTGGTGGAAACTCATATACTCACTTTTTAAGCGTTAATATCTATTTTGAGGCAGTTAATCGCGCAGACGCAAAAATATTAGATGAGAATGAAAATAGAATTGGATCAACTATACGGGCGTGCGCGGAGAAGAATAAGCTTGGTCCGCACCCTCGTCGATGCGAATTTAAGGTTAATTTTAGCTCTGGTATTATTGATAGGCATGAAGAGATTGGAAAGCTTGCAACTGACTATGATATTGTTCTTCGTCCCAATAATGTGATGTATCAATATGGTGATGTAAAATGGCGCGGCGAGGGAGCATTTTTAGACGCCATTAAATCCTCTCCATCTCTTGCTCTCGAATTAGAGCAAAAGATAGAGCAGGCAAGAGACACGAAATGGGAAAGAAAACGAGCCGAACAAGAGGCAATAAAAGCTGGTGAAATCCCAACGGCATCTAAAAAGCCCTCGGCATTAGATTTTATTAATTCATCAAAAGATGAAGAAGAAAATGATCTTTCAGAAGTTGAAGGAGAATAACATATGTCATCAGATTTTGCAATAGCGCCAACATTAACTCTCCCATCGGCTACGAGCCGAACGAAACCATCATATCTCATCGTTTTAGAGAGTAGTAGCTTCCTCCCATCGAAAAAAACTTCCGCCGCACCAGCGAGACGCTTCATAACATTCGATAAGCCATCGCTGCTCAACGGTTTCGTAGAAGTAAAAGGATTTTGGACAGAGTTATCAGAAGAGATAATATCGGCTACATTTTCAGATGTAATCTCTAATATTCCAAAAGAAGAGGTGGTCGAACTTATGATACCGTTTCATAAGATTGACTATATGAAGAGTTTAGTATTCAAGCAGAAGTAAAGAAAGGAAATTATTATGAATATAACTAAAACGGAAGTTGTTTTGGATCAAGTTAATTTGACAAGAGCTTTACAGTTGCAAAAAATAGCGCTGCTTGATTATGGAGTTTCTTTAGAAGAAGACGGATCCTTACCAGAAGGTAAATATGGCACATATTGGAGAGTATGTTTATCTTGTGGTGATTATGGTGAGCAATTTGTGACTGATTATACTATGTTTGCTTTATCACCATTAAATGGAATTGTTGAGTTTTTCGTTAGAAATGAATAAAGATTTTGCAAAATAAACAGCAAAAATAAAGAAAGGAAAGGGTATTAATATGGCATATAATAAGAATGTAAATCAGGTTGATAATTTGGTTCTATCGAAGACATTGCGAACAATGGAGAATAATCATTCTTCATTTGTCGGAACAATGACATCATTAAAAGCAAAGATAAACAGGATTTGCAGTAAAGGACAGAGAACGGCTCTACCAAAGTCCCCAGCGGCTTTGAGAGTTGTTGTCAACAGAATAGCAAATAGATTGCGATCCCGTGGAGTTTCGTTATTCTTTCGTAGAACGGCGCAAGCTCGATTGGCAAGCTTTCTCAAATAGATCATCATTAAATAGTTTAATGTTGAAATAGATAGAGTTCAATAACGAACAATAGATAAAATAACAAAAGGAAAATAATATGGCAACACAGAAATATGGCGAGATATCATATAATGAAGATGGCGGATCATCAAATAGAAGAGAAGGTAATGGTAAAGATCTATTCCTTCGACTTAATAAAGGTCCGGAGAATTATATAAGATTGCTAACAAATCCATATCAGTATACAATGCATAAAATTATTCTTGATGTGAATAATAAGAAGGATTATGGGCAGAAAGTTGGATGCTCAATGGCTAATGGAGGGTCGTGCCCTGCGTGTGATTGGGTAGCCGCTCAATTAGCAAGTGGCGCGGCGACAGAAGAGGAAGCAAAGAAAATGGGACCAAAGATGCGGTGGCTATTTGGATGTATTGATAGAACAACGGGACAATATAAAATATTAGATGTTTCTTGGGCAGTTTTCTCACAAATTAAGAAACATGCGCAAAATGTAAAACATTGGGGGGATCCTAAAAACTTCGATATAAATATAAATGTGGACCCAAATGCCCCTCCAATGAATTATTATACGGTGCAAACCGTTCCACCAGTAAGCAAAGTGCTTTCAGCAGAAGATCAGAGTATTAAGGACAAGTTCCTCGACCTTGATGATCTAAAACGAAGGTCAAGTCCTCCATCAGTTGAATCAGTTCAGAAACGAATGACCTATATATTAGGACACGCGGGAACAGAGGGAACTACAACAACACAAGCCAAAACAACAACTGCTACACCAGCGGTAGCAGCTAAAAAGCCAGTAGCCAAGCCTACGCCAAAACCAGTAGTCGTTCCTGATGAAAGTGATGATCAGGAGGATTTTCCTGACTATGATCAACAATAAAGTTAATTAAATATTAACTAAATAAGGGATCGAAAGTTAATTTGATCCCTTATTTGTTATTATATTTTGGATATAAAAATGGTAAAAAAGCATTCTTCAACAGAAGAGTTTAAAGGGAGAGCATATAAAAAACATAATGGATACTATACTTATGAAAAAGTTGAATATATAGATGCTAAAACAAATGTGTTAATAACATGCCCAAAACATGGAGATTTTCCACAAACACCAAATCATCATTTATCTGGTCAAGGATGTAAAAAATGTTATCATGAAAGTAAAATAATAAAACAAGAAAACTTTATAGAGAGAACATTTATAATTCATAGCGGATATTATACATACAATAATGTTATATATAAAAACATGGACACCAATATATTAATAACATGTCCAAAACATGGAGACTTTCCGCAAAGACCTGATTCTCATTTAGAAGGAAAAGGATGTCCTAATTGTGGATTAGAAAGACAGTCATTAAGACAAATATATTCAAAAGAAGAGTTTGAGCAGCTAGGATACAAAAAACACAATGGATACTATACTTATGAAAAGACTGAATATGTAGATGCTAAAACAGATGTATTCATAACATGTCCAAAACATGGAGCTTTTTTACAAAAGCCAGTTTCTCATTTACAGGGACATGGATGTGGTTATTGTGCTAATGAAAAACGAGCAGAAAAATCCTCTTATTCGGAAGAAGAGTTTAAACAATTAGCTTATGAAGAACATAATGGATATTATACATATAATAATACTATTTATATAAACAGTATAACAGACGTATTAATAACGTGTCCAATTCATGGAGATTTTCCACAAACACCAGTTTCTCATTTACAAGGACATGGTTGTTGGAAGTGCGCTGGAAGCACATCGAAAGGCGAGTCAGAATGGATAGCATCATTTAATAATCCAAATATAATAAAGCCAAAATCTTTAAGAATTAATGATAAGTGGTATAAACCAGATGGCTATGATGCAACAACAGGCACAATATATGAATATAATGGAGATTATTTTCACGGAAACCCAGCCTTATATAAGGCAGAAGATTTTCATCCAAATATTAAAAAGACCTATGGTGAATTATATCAAGAAACATTAAAAAAAGAAGATATATATAAATCCGCAGGATATAAGGTAATATCTATTTGGGAAAGTGATTGGAAAAAGATAATTGAATAATTCCAAAGGGATCGAATTAGTTTTCGATCCCTTTTCTTTTTATCTCATATGTTGATATATATGATGTATGAGCATTAAAAGAATAATGGGATTAGATATATCGAGCAAAACTATTGGTTGGGGCATATTAGATGTTAATATTGAAACAAAAGAGATTAAGTATATAGATAGTGGTATTTATCATCCCTTAAAAAAAGGACATTTAATAGAAAAATTGTCTCATACAAGAGAGGCAATAATAGATATTATATATGAATATAATCCAGATGAAATTGTTATAGAAGATATATTATTATATATCGCAAATAGATCTACCGCCAAAACTATTGTTTGTTTAGCCACATTTAACCGTATGATATGTCTTTTAGCATATGATTATCTTAATAAGATTCCTAATTTAATATCAGTTTCTAATATTAGAAAAAGTATTAAGTTAAATAAAAAAGATAAAATGCCTATAAAAGAAGAAATACCCGAAATAATTGAAAAAAGATTAAATATAAAGTTTCCGTATTATTACAATACGCGTGGTAAAGATAAAGGAAAAAAAATACATATATCAAGTTATGATAGAAGTGATGCGCTAGCATGCGCGTTATCATTTGCATTAGATATGAATAAAAAATGAAAAACTCAAAACCAAGAATAAGATTAAATAATGAAATCTTTATAGAAAGATCTATTAATATTCATGGCAATGAATATGATTATTCTTTGGTAAATTATATAAATTGTGAAACGCCAGTTATAATTATATGTTTAAAACATGGTGAGTTTAGTCAGTTTCCTCTTAATCATACTCGTGGTTATAAATGTCCCGAATGTTCTGGGAAAAGAAAATATACTAATGAAACTTTTATAAAAAAAAGCAAATGAATTATATAATTATTTTTATGATTATTCTTTGGTTAATTATGTAAATAATAATACTAATATAAAAATTGTTTGTCCAGATCATGGAATATTTGAGCAGACACCTATATCACATTTATCTGGTAATAAATGTAAATACTGCACTGGCAAAGCAAAATTAAATACTACGATTTTTGCAGAAAAAGGAAAAATTATTCATAATAATTATTATAGTTATAATAATGCTGTTTATATTGATAATAAGACAAAAGTATTAATAACATGTCCTATTCATGGAGATTTTTTACAATCACCGACTTGTCATATTAATCGTAAGGCAGGATGTCCTCAATGCTCTAAATGTAAAAAATATACCAATGAAACTTTTGCCGAAAAAGGTAAAATTATTCATAATAATTTTTATGATTATTCATTGGTAGATTATATAAATAATAAAACAAATGTTAAGATTATTTGTCCAAATCACGGTGTATTTGAGCAATGTCCATCGTCTCATATCAATCATCGTAGTAATTGTCCGCTTTGTATGAGCAATTCATCAAGAGGTGAAATAGAGTGGATAGCATCATTTAATAATCCAAATATAATAAAACCACCATCATTAAAAATTAATGGAAAAACATATCATCCAGATGGATATGATACAATAACAAATACCGTTTATGAATATAATGGCGATTTTTATCATGGAAATCCTATAAAATATAATCCAGAAGATATTAATCCAAAAAATAAAATATCATATGGACAATTATATCAAGAAACATTAGATAAAAAAGCAGCTTATGAAGCTGCCGGATATAAAGTAATATCAATTTGGGGCAGTGAGTGGGATAAAAGAACAAGGAGAAAGTAGTTATGAATAAATCAGAAGCATATTCAATATTAGGATTAGATCAATCTTCTTCGCAAGAAGATCTAAAAAAGAGATATAGAGAATTAGCAAAAACATATCATCCAGATGTTAATAAAGACCCAGAAGCAGAGAATAAGTTTAAGCAAGTTGGTGAGGCATATGAGTATATATCTTCTGGAAAGGCGAATAATGAAGGAAACCCATTTGCGGGAGGTAATCCGTTCGCCGGTGGCAATCCATTTGGCGGAGGGTTTAGTCCTTTTTCTGGATTTGGATTTAATCCTTTTGGGCAACAACAAAGACATCAGCAGTTTCGTAGAGAAAACATAGAGTTAAATACCACAATATCGTTTAGAGAAAGTATTCTCGGATGCTCACGAGAATTAACATTTAGCAGGAATAGTAAATGCGAAGATTGTGAAGGCAATGGTCAGGTCGTCCAAAATAATGGTTGTGCTAAATGTGGAGGAAGAGGGCAGATCACAATTCGTAACGGAAACACAATGCATATTCGCACCTGTGATGGCTGCGGTGGAAGAATAATACAACTGCCCTGTTCATCCTGTGGAGGAAAAGGTTGGGTAGACGCGACGGTCTCTATTAATGTAAATATTCCATCTGGCGTTACCTCTGATAATGTTTTAAGATTGCAAGGAATGGGACATTTTATTGGTTCTGTTATGAATATGGATCAGTATACGGAGGCATTGCTTCATCTATCTGTCACACCACAGGATGGATTAAGATTAGAGAATGATGAAGTAGTCCACGACGCATCAATATCTCTTCTCGACGCATTAGAGGGATGCTCTATCTATGTGCCTACAATCAATGGACAAAGCGAGATAACTATTCCTCCACTTTCTAAAAATAAAGATGAGGTCGTCCTGCCAGATTTAGGTCCGAATAATGGAAATCAAAAGGTAATAATTAATATTAATTATCCAATGGATATTGAAAGATTGATAGCTGCATTAAAACCAGTGCCAGAGACAGAAATAGCAATCAATATTGAGGAGAAATAATATGCCATTTAGTATAGTTTGTGAAAATTGCAAAAAGCAAAATGAACCAGTTATCGATCCGAAGACTGAAAAGGTATATTGCTCCCTCTGCGATAAAGAAATGAATAACATAACATATTTTGCAAAATCGCAAATGAAAGCGATAAAACAATTTAGAGAGAAAAGCACCAGCTCTTATTCAGTTAAATGTGATAAATGTAATCGTGAAGGAGAGCCAAAGCTCCTTAATGGAGAGGTCGTTTGCTCAAATTGCAAAAAGAAGCTTGATAAATTATCACCAATATTTATTAATATGTTGAAAGAACAATTAAGAAAGGGGCATAGCATTATATAATGCTTAATCAAATTATCTCTGCCTGCCAATATTTACTTTCTTACTATCCAGAAGCAGAAGAATGTCGATCCTATATTGATAATCGTATATCAAAAGAAAGTCAAAGCTTTTTTCAATTTGGTTATTATCCAGAAGGTGATAAAATTAAAACATTGATATCGATAGTCGGCGAGGATATATTAAGAGAAAGTAAGCTTTTGTTTTCTAAGGAAATAGGAGATGCACATTCGGTGAGAAAAGTATTCCCTTCCTATTTTGAGAATTATCCATTAGTTGTCCCGTTTAGAGATACATATGGCGGTATTGTCGCTTTGGTTGCGAGGACATTATTGCCAGAGGATGAAAGAAAAGCAAAAGGTATAGCAAAATATAAGAATACAGTTTTTAAGAAAGGTAATTATCTTTTCGGATTATATGAGAATAAGAAGGAAATCTTGGAAAGAAATATGGTTTTTGTCGTCGAAGGTCAGTTTGATGTTATCAAATCATATCAATATGGGTTGAGAAATGTTGTCGCATTATCCTGCTCTAATATGTCATATGAGCAATTTGCATTAATAAAACGATATACAGATAATATAATCTTGTTGCTTGATAATGATGAGGCGGGCGAAAAAGGAAGAAAAAATATTATTGAGAGGTTTGGAGAGTTTGCAAATATACAAAACTTTTATCTGCCAAAGGAGGTTAAAGATATTGATCAATTCTTGCAAGAAAAATCATATGAAGAGCTGAAATATATTATAGAGGGCGATATGATTGATATATAATACTTAAGCCCTTAAAGAGGAGATATGAATGGCTTATCGAGAAAAAAAAGAAAGACGACCTGCAAGATCACAACAATATCAACACTTAATGACGGAGAGCGCTTTTTCTAATGAAATGATGGAAACTTTTTCTAATGGAGAGAGTATCTATTCTCGATTAAATCCATTTGAGTATAATGAAGAGTTGCTCGATTTGGAAGATCAATTGAAGATTGAGTTTTGGAGAGTTGTCCGAACTGGATTGACACAGAAACAATGCGCAGTTATGGAATTGACAAGAGATGGATATACACAAATGGAAATTGCGGGACAATTAGGAATAGGGCAAGCTAGCGTGACAAAAAACCTTTTTGGGAACCTATCTTATTTACCAAAGAATATTAGTAGTTCCGACAAAAGAAAATGTAAATCTTATGGCGGAACTATAAAAAAAATGAAGAGACTTGTAGAGAACGATCAAAAAATACAAGAAATATTAGCCAAGATGAATGAAATAAGGTCATTGAAGTGGTAGAAGCATAATGTAAGGAGATGAGTTATGACACTTAATATAGATGGATATACAACACAAGAACTAATTCCGCTTATTGAAGAATGGAAAAAGATGAGTGGTATGGATATAAGAGTTGTTTAATAAGCACAATAAATTATGCAGCTTATATAATATTGGATAGAATTGATAGCACAACAAATACCTCTAAAAGAGTTTTTCTCTGGAATAGAATGTTTATTGGTAGCACAGATATGTTTGATACATCAGTCCCATATATAAAATATGATTGTCTTTATTGTATAAATGGATTATTCACAACAAAAACAATAAATATATATCATAAAAGAATTGGATTTGTTCTTGAAGAACCAACGGCAAAAAATCCAGTTTTAAGATTTTTTTATGATCCAGATGGAAATATAAATCCACCAGTTCATTGTGATAATGAAAAATATCTAAGAGATATTTTTATGCATTAAAATAATAACTGAATAATTCATAGTGCCGCAGGGTTATTTTTAGCCTCTGCGGCATTTTTATTTTTTATTTTTGACGAATAAAATACTATTATTAATAGTATATACTATTTTGTGGAGCCATATGCAAAAAAAATATTCCATTGACATAGAAAAATTGAGTGAGAAGCTTACTAAAAAAGCATACAAGCTCTCTGACGTTCAAGATAAGATTGAGAAGGTCGCGTTTGATGTTGTTCGATTTAAGAATGATGATAAGTCAGCGGCTCTTTGGCAGGTGCAGAGTGCTGATGATGGAGATTATATTGTTGCATTATACGAGCCTGAGGAAGAGAAAATAGCTTCGCATTGGGATGTTTCTCTTAACAAGATTGCGGGGCAGATACAAGTTTCATATAAAGGCGATCCTATTGTTAAAATTGCTTCATCAAAATTAGGAATACCTGCTAACGAATTAGACAAGGTTGCCGAATATCTACCTGCGAAGTTAGCAGAAAATAAGAAATTAGTTCGTTCTCTTCTCTCCGAATTATCGCCAGCGGTAAGAAAAGAAATACTCTCTAAATACCCGGAGCTTATCTAAGGAATACTCTATGAGCAAAAATAGCATACAAGAAATGGTAAGTTCTCTTGCGAAAACGCTGGATGATAATGAACAGTTGGCGACGCCAATACTTTCCTCAAAACTTGCTAAATATCAAGAGGTTTATCCTTATGATCAGACGATAGGAATGATGTCGCGAGTAATCGAGAAGATGGCATCAAATAATACTCTTTTCATTAAGAAAGCAGATTTTCGTTCTCTTTACCAAAAGATGTATTCTACTGGAACAAAACTTGCCGAACTTTTCCCAAATGAGTTAGGCGCGGCATATGAGCCCAAAATTGAAAGAACGAAGTATGAAATCAAAGAGGTTGAGCCTTATCAGATTAAGGATCAAGTTCTTGCTAATGCGTTAGCGAATGCTTTTGATAGTTCTATTCCACTTCGTGCATACGCACAAGTGTCCGCGGAGAAAGCGGTTAAAATTGTTTCTTCATCATTAGATAATTGCACAATACATCCGACGGAAGTTTCAATAGCTGATGGTAATGAGAGAATACTTCTTATCAAGGCAGATTATGATACTCCAAAAGGGGTAACATCAATATATGTTCCTGTCGAAGTTGTCAATAATAAGGTTGCAGACGCTGGTGTTTTCATAGGGAATACTGGTGTTATCGAGATAAATAATCAAGAGGTTAAAAACTATATCGTTTCTAATGCTGGTGCGAAATTAAAGGCTACGGCAAAGACAATATTAGCATTTTTAACAAATGCTATATCTGGCAATAAAGAAATATCTGATACAGAATTGGCATTAATAAAACTTAATTCGGAGAGACAAGAAAAAGCATCATTAAATGCTACGCCAATATTGGGGCAAAAAATAGCAGAAGTTGTTATCAAGGATGTAGTTCTTCCGAAGAGTGATGAGTTTTCCTCTTTTGAGAAAGAGTTCTCGTCGCCATATGGAGTTGCTTCTTTTACATTTGGTGAGAATAAGATTAAAATAGGAAGAGAGAGTATAGAGAGAGAATTAATTGCCGCTGGATATAAGAACCCGCAAGTGATAGTTTCTGCCTGCAATGAGGGAACAGTATTTTATGCCGTTTCTATTTCTGGTGGTAGAATTGGTTTTACGGTTCCAGTAAAAATAGCTAATGGTAAGGTCTCAAAACCTGATATTATGTTATGTAATGGATCAGTTTCTTCTTTCTCGAAAGAGGGAATAAATATGTTATCCATAAATAATCAATCTGATTTTAAGGCTGCTTCTGTCGCTTCTCCATTATACGGATTAAAACCGAGTGAGCTAATTGCTAATATTAAGCAGGCGTTAGCTGATGGCAATACAGCTAAGGCTGAGGATGCTCTTAATATTCTTGAAAAATCTGGAAATGATAATGCTTATGCGATTGGTTTTGCTGCATTTATAGGAGGGCTTAATAAAACGGCGAGTGCTCCGGTTGAAGAAAAGAAATGTTCAATGATAATTAAGAGCGCGGCAAGTCAGCATCCTTACTGCGGACATTGTAATTTACCTCTTCATAAAACATATGTTGATGAAGATGGTCATTGCCGACCATTATATCGCAAAGGTATGAATACAGATTATGATAGTGTCCTTTTCAATACGAGCAAAATACTCGGATAAAAAATGGATATCATCAAGTTTGCAAAGTTGTTAAAAATAAAATACGCAGTTTCTGATGCTGATGCATTAGAGAAAAGCCTTCGGAGTGATATTGCTATGCTTTACAAATATCCACACGAGCTTTTCAATATTTTGGAGGCGTGTGCAAAAGCAAGTCCAAGTGGAGCAGTTTCTGAGCACGAAAAAAAAGTAGTTGCTGGTGCTAAGTTTTGTGAAAATCTTCTCTTCATAATTGATTATCTTTTTGAGGTAAGAGAAACAATATCGTTAAATGATCTTAAAATGGCATTAAATGAGTTAATTCGACTTATAGAAAGTCATCGTCCAATTATCGATGATAAAAAATCGGTCGTTGATTTATCGGATGTTTCCGCATTAATATTTGAGATGATAAGGGCGACGACCGTATCTGAACGAACAAAAAGAGATCAGCAATTCGCAAAAGCAAGAGCCGGAGTTTCTCGAATATTAAGCTTTGCTCTTTCAATGTTAGAGAAAATATCAAAAATAGAGATGACAAATCCTGATAAGTTCATATCGTTTGAGGAAGAAAATGAAGAGGCGAATAGATTTAAGCCGAAGAGAGCACCATTATCAGTCTACGATATTGTTGATTTTATAAGACAGCACGGACCTGAATATGGAATAAAGGATAGAGAAGATTGGGGTAAAGTATTTCGTAATAATCCGCAAATGAAAGAAGAGATGACGACAATTATTAATGCTATTAATCGAGGACATTATCCGAGTAATGCTCCTTATATAAAAGAGAAAATTGAAAAAATATTGAAAGGTGCGGAATAAAGACGCATATATGTTAGGATAAACAAATGAAAATATCTGAGCTTTTAATATCTATGGCAAAGTGGTTGGGATCTCCTAATAATGAGGCAATGTTACTTGCCGAATATGATGATGAGTGTCTTTCTATTGTTGCGAGTTCTTGCGCGACAGCTGCGGAGGAATTAAAGAAAGCAGCTGAGTTAGTCGATCATATTGAGCCAGATCAGCCTTCGGTGTTAACGGCGGAGGGTATTGATGGATTAGCAGAAATAGCTACTGCTTTTGATGAGAGTAATGATGAGGGATTGAAAAAGCAGGCGGCAGTAATTGATGAATTGCTTTTAACAATTGCGGCGCAGCCTAATATAACTTCGCAGTTGAAGAAACTTCAAGATGATAGATTAGAGCAGCTTCGATTAAAATATCAACAGCCAAGAGAAGATCAGAAGAAGGCTAATGGTATTCCTGAGATAGAAAAAGCACTGCAAAAAGCTAAAATTATGCAGCCGACGGAGATACACGATCAGCCATTAGTGGGGCGAAATTGCCCATCACATGTAGGTGCACAATTGGCACGCGTAGCAGATCATCAGTGGCAATGTGAGCTGGGCGGCGAAGTTTATGATTATGAGAATGGATATACCCTTGAAAATGGAACAAAGGTACCAGGCGGAGGAGTTCAGCATCAAACAGATCTGGTGACACATGAAAATCATCATGCAATCTTTGATACAAGAGAAGGAAGATTGGGCACGAATAAACCTTAACATCGAAAATAAAACATAAATGCGAAGCGATAGTTATATTTAGCTATCGCTTTTTTTGTTTCACGGCTAATAATACGACATAGATATAAGCCATGAACAAAAATATGCTGCAACGGATCATTGACCATCCTGACAAAAATGAGATAATAAGTAAGCTTTCATCTGGTATATCTGAGGATGATGTTTCAGCTTGGCTTTCTTCTAAGTATTCCAATGTGCACGAAAAAAGATTTGTTCTTACGGAGAGAAACTTAAAGTCATTTAAGGATAATTTTCTTGATACATATACAGTCATCCGAGATGATTTATTGAAGACAAAAGCAAATATGACATTAGCACCAGGAGAGCAACTTGCTTTATCGGTTAAGAAGAATAGTGCTTATAAAGATTTGCTTACCAGAACTGCAAATGAAGAATTAGATATTCGTCAGATTATTAAAAGGCTCGCCGCCGCTATTGAAGAGCGTCTCTCATTAACTTTTGATAGGTTAACAGAAGAGAATAATGTTAATATTAAGATAGATACTCTTTTTATGGAGCAAGTGAACACATTAAGTGGCGTCCTCGAAAAATACTATAAGTTTACAGAGATGCCACAGGCACAGGGACAGACAATAAATAACACAAACATAACAGTTTCTCTCATCGATGAGCATATAACATTTTTTCACGATATTTTTAGAGAGATGTTGACACATTTAGATACGGATAAAAGCTTATATTTGATAGAGCTTTTTAATGAGAAGTTTTCCAAATTAAAGCAGCCATCAAAAGATATAATTCCAGCAGAAATGAGATTAGCGGAAGCAAAGATGCTCTCTGAAACAATAAATAAAAAACTCGAAACGCAGGAAAAGATAAATGTCAAATAAAGATATAGAGCTTGCTAAAAAGATAGATAAAATACTTTCTTCTATAAAAGATGAAGATATTGATTTTGATGCTCTCATCAAAGATGAATTAGATAAGGTAGCATATCCTAATAATGAGTTTTTTCAGAAGGCAGGTCCAAAAGCGAATATAGATAAATGGTTAGCTGCGGTTCGTGATATTTATTATGCAGAAAAGAATGGAATGGATAGAGTTTCTTCTATAAATATGGTGACGAAGGATTGGGAAGATATAGAGAGATATCATTTTCTTAATTGGGTTAGATTTTATGAAGGTAAATCTCATATGAAATATAAAACAGCACAAATGTGGTATGATGGAGCGCCAGGTTATTTTTTTAATACTTCGCCGCAAAAGCAGGAGCAATCCGCCATTGTTTCCGGCAATGATTTTAATAAAGTTCAAGAACAGATGGCAAATGTTATGCCGATAGAAGAGAAAAAATCTATTATAGAGAAGCAACGAGCAAAGATAATAGGAAGATTGGATAGCGCAGAAAAATTATTAAGAAACAATGAAGGAAGATTATTTGCAGGAGATGAATTAGCTGAATTATTAGAAGCGATATATTCATTGAAGAAAAAAGTTAATATGGTTAATAAAATATCCTCGACGACAAAATTGTATGAGGATATGATTGTTCGAGAAGGAAATGTTCTTTCCAAAAAAGGTTTTGTTAAAGCGGCACAGTTAATTTTTAAGATTGCGAATGGCGACGAAAGCTCTGCACCAGGAGCAAATCAAATGCCAATTATAAATCCAGCACCACCGGCTCCTCCGGCACAATATCAGGGACAGTTAGGAGGATTGCCATCAATGGGTCCTGGAATGCCACAAAATCCACCGGAGAGTGCGCCAAATGAGAATATGCCGATATCAAAAGGAATATCAGATTTTTTGGATAACTTGGATACAGGAAAAATAACAGAAAAAGAAAATCTTGAAGATGAGAAAGATAATCATAAAGCAGATGATATTGAAGTCTTTGATACATTAAATGTATCAGATGGTGAAGATGAATTGCTTGTTTCCGAAGCCCAATTGGCGGAAGAAGCGGTTGCCCCAAAAACAATAACTGAACCAGTTCCATTAAAAGAAGTTCCATCAAAAGATAAACCATTAGAGGTTTCAGAAAATGAAGAGTCAAATGTTGAATCAAAGGGTAAAGATTTTGATAACATAATAGAAACAGTTTTCGCAAATATAACAGTTTTCGATATTATTGCAAAATTAGAAGATGTAGCAAAGATATTTAAGACGAGAGAAATACCGAGACAATTATCAATAGTTGATATGATGTTGGACAGTAAAGGAATAGCAGTTTATTTTCCTGCATTAGCAGAAGCGATTAACAAGTCATTAGAGGCAAATAATTATATAGCGACAAGATTAGATGATGTTTTGAGCAAACTACAAGGAAGTATTCGATCAGATAATATTGATCTTAAAGGTGATGAAGTGTCAAAGCAAAGTCCAGAAGTAGATGAGCTAATAAGAAAATTAAGAGATAATGAAGAAAAAGAGAAAAAAGTTAAAAGAATTAAAAAAGAGCAAGAAATTAATGAAATAATGCCAGAGAAGGTTCCAGAAAAGGAAACACCAGAAATAGATCTAAAAGAGGTCGGCGAACAAACAGCACCAGTTCAACAAGCGCCAGCACCAATAAAACAACCAATAAAACCAGTCTAATCAATGAAGCTAAAAGAATTATTGCTTTTAATGCAAAATGCTGCCAAAGAGGCTAATAGCTCAAAACCATTGTTATGTGGAGGGATTGCACGCGATCGTTATATGGGGCGATTAGAAAATATATCAGATCTCGATGTGACGACAGGAGATAAGACAGTTTCTGCCCTTTCAGAAAAGTTTGCGGAGATATTAAATAGAAAATACAATTTAGAGCGAAAGATAATGGATGATGGACATAGCACAATATTTATCGGAAATATAAAGATAGATTTTTCATCCAATTTTAATGTTCCCGGAATAGATCAAATATTAAAAAATATGGGAATAGAAAAAGCAACAGATTTACAAAAAGAGATGTTTAGCCGAGATTTTACCTGCAATGCGTTATTATTAGACTTTAATTTGAGGAATATAATAGATGAGACGAAAAGAGGAATGGCAGATATAAAAGATAAAAAAATAAAAACCTGCTTATCACCAGAAATAACATTAACAACAAATAAGAATAGAATAGTCCGCTCTATATACCTTTCCTCAAAATTAGGATTTGATATAGATGAGAGTATAATTAATTTTATTAAAAGAAATCCAAATATATTAGGAAAGACCACAACAAAAAAATCAATGATAGATAAATTAAATGATGCGTTTAAGAAAGATGGTGAGAGAGCGAGCTATAATTTAACAAAAATGGAGTTATGGAGAAAAGTCCCAATAACAGAAAATATGAAACCTTATTATCTTAAATATGTAAAATGACAAAACAATTCAATATATCAGATCAAAGATTTGGCACGCGGACGCATAAGCATCATCCGATTGATGAAGATTTACTTAAAGAGATTAAAAAAGAGAAATTAGGACGAATAGATAATTATGATGTATGGATTGTCAATGGTGCGATTTTAAGAGATAAAATAGATATAGACTATACTACCGGGGGAAATTGTGCCCGTTATGGTTATATTCCAATCAATGAAATATGGATAGAAGAAGATAATTCACCAAAAGATTTAGCGTGCAATCTTTTTCACGAGCTAATAGAATGTTATTTGATGTTGCATCAACATATGACATATAATAAGGCACACGAGAAGACAGATTTATTTGAGAGTATTCTTCGCAATAGAATTGGAAGTAATGTTTCAAAAGATGAAATAATTCCATTAATAAAAAATATATATGAAGGCTGGATAGAAAATAAAGGATGGAATAATAAAGATTGGATAAATAAAAAAGCTTATTATCAAGGAACAGAAGAACCAAAACCTGGTCAAAAGCAATATAAATCAGACAAAGCAATAATCGTCCAACCAAGATTTGTAGAGCCGTTTTATCGTAATTTTGATTATTGTGATTGCGAAGGTGTCTCTGGACCACCAAAACACGGTCCAGGGACAGGTGTATATAAGAATATGGATGAAATAAAATCGATAGAGGAGTTTCGTAAATCCAAAGAATGGTTAAATAATAAATATAAGGCTGATGATCAATATATCGAGGATACAGATAAAAATAGAAATGAAAGAATAAGTAGAATGAGGGTGAGAGCATCAATAATGAATGAAATTATGAAGACAGCAATAGATTTTGCTATTGATGAGCAGATAACCTCAATACCGCAGGGTGATTATGGAACTGGCGATGAAATGGGAAGTTATAGCGATAGTGTCCCGATAGGCGGGAGAACAGATCAGTATACGCCAGGGACGGATTTTGACGGAAAAACAACAGATAAATTAAATTATGGTGTCGACCAAGTTGACAATAGAACAGAAAGAGAAACATATAAGAAAGAAGAAAAGAAACCAAAATTAGAAGAATTATTGGATAGATATCTTTCACCAAGAGAGCCGGCAATATTTGGATTGCCTGATGGCATAGAGACGCCGGAAGATTTAGACCCAGAGAGCACAATAGCTCCAAATCAACAATGGTATGGAACAACTGATAGTGGAAATACGCTTCACAATAATTTTCCTGAAAATCCTTAAAAATCTAATAATAAGAAAGCATAGTTAATATCATTCTTCGAGGAACACATATGTCATTAGAGAAAACAGCCCAAGAATTATTTATCGTTGATCAAGGACCTTCGATTTATTCCGAAGAGCCTCATATGGAGCAACCTATTGAGGTTTCTATGGATGAAGCGGAGCCGGTTGAAGTTTCTAATGCACCAATAGAGGTTTCTGATAATGGAGAAAGTGATATTGTTATCTCTCTCTCCGATATTCCGGGAGCACCGCCAGGGACACCAGATCCAGAACCTGAATTAGAGGTTTCGGAAGAAGTAAAAGAAGAAAAGAAAGATGATGAGAATGATGCAAAGTCAAAAAAGAATGAAAAATGGGATTGGGCAAAACGAGGACCGACAGGATTTGTTGTCTGGATAAAAGAAAGATTTGATGATGTTCCAAAGCACTCTGGATTTGATAGTGCGGGCGTTGAACGAGCTGCTTCATATCTCGAAAGATTAGATAATGAAATATCAAAAGCAATGAGATTAGATTTAGATGGTGAGCTGGACGCAGATAAGATAGAAGAGATTAGATCAAAGATAGAGGATGGAATAAATAGACTTCACGATCGATTAACAAAAATAAAGAAATCAAAGAAACCTGCTAAAAAGAGAGCTGACTATATACAAGAAGGTATTGTTAAAGAGGCACAGAAGATAACTGGTGTCCAAGGTATTTTTGTCACCGTTGATCTATTTATATCAGCGATTGGTCGTGCAATGATTAATGGAATGGTATCATCTGGGAAAGATATTGAGTCACTTTTTTCGGCAGCGTGCGATAAATACAAATTAGATGATAGAGAGAAATTATCATTAACTCAATTTCTTTTTGATCTTGGTTATCCAATGATGCTTGATCGTGGAAATGTCCTTGATGAAGATTTTAATTGGGATAAATCCGAATGGATACAACAATTTAAGAGCTAAATCTATGAAAATATCAAAAAACTCAGAAAATATTGATGACATTTGGGCAAAACGCTTTCAACAATCGCTTGAAAAATCTGCCGTTCAATCGAGAGAGGTCGACCGAAATCTTTTTGATCAGATTAATAGTGTTCTCGGCAATAAGTCAAAGTATCCATCAGTTCAAGCTGCGGTTGATGATATGAAAAATAGAAGTGGATTGACCGCATATCTTAACAAGAAGATGTCGGATGAAAAGGAAGAGAAGGTAGTGAAAAAGACCGCCGCGCCGTCAGCCGATGGGAACTCGGTTATCGATAAAAAAGTTGATGTCACCCCGATAGTTTTTAAAAAACATCCACAGATAGAAGAAACAATTCGTAATCATATAAAGAGTACGAGAGGTAATAATTCTATTCCTGCCATTATATTAAAAGTGAAGACAATACACGGAAATGATGTTTCTGATGCGAGTGATTGGGAAGATGATAATTTGGTGAGATATGTAAGCCACGCTAATTTGGTTGAGAAATCTAATCATTGCCACGATAATGAGTTTCAAGGATTAGGAATTGTTGAAAATGTTTCCTCTGATAATGCCGATCCAGCAAATACCGATGCGTTTCATATTCTAATGCCCGCGAAGATATAATCTATATGCCGCAAGAAAAAGTTGAAAAAATTGACTTATTTGAGAAATTAAAAGCAGATCTGCTTAAAATAGATCCTTGTGCTTGGTGCGAAACCAATTTAACGCTTGAAGGTGAACCCTTTCGTCTTCATGGAAATGGTTATCGCCCATTAATGGATATATACAGATACATAGGCATAAAAGCATTAGAACCAAATGCGAAACCAGTAATATGGGTCAAAGGACGACAGGTTGGAGCAACTATTTGTGCTTGTGCGTTAGAAATGTATTTTATGGGGAGCGGACTTTTCGGCAACAAAGATAAGCCACCTATTCGTGTTCTTCATGCTTTTCCGCAGCTCGATCACGCAGCGGCATATTCGAAAACAAAGCTTAATCAAATGATAACAATGTCTCGCCAGGTTGATAATCCTGACGCAAAAAAAGGATCAAAACAAAAATCGCTAATGCAGTCATTAATTGACCAATCATCGTCAACTAATGATTCATTAACCTTTAAACAGTTTCAGGGCGGAAATCATTTATGGGTTGAGAGTACAGGAATCGATTCTGACCGCATAATGGGGCGTTCCTGCGACATTATGCTTTTTGATGAAATTCAGAAAATTCCCGGACTTGCCATAGGAAATGCATTAAAAATATTAACAGCATCTAAGTATGGCAAGCCATCAAAAGGGGTTCAGTTTTATTTTGGAACCCCCCGTCGCAAGGGATCAGATTATCATAAAATGTGGCAATCGAGCACACAGCAATATTATCATCTTGGTTGCGAAAAATGTCATCAATATTTTCCATTATATACACCAGGGTCGGATAGCTGGAAAAAGATTTGGCTACATGGGTATATTGTTCAGTGCCCTCATTGCGGACAAGAACAAGATAAAAGGGATGCTGCGGAAAGAGGAAAGTGGTTTGCATTAAGAGATGAAAATGACCCAGAGTGCAGAATGATTGGTTTTCATCTTAACCAGTTATATATGCCACGGTTCCAAAAAGAAGATATACTTGGTGAGGAACCAGGGGTTCATCCAATTAATACAGAGAGAGTTTTTCATAATGAGGTGCTTGGTGAATTTTATCAGGGTGATGCATCGCCAATAACGCCAGAAGAAATACGAGAAATGTGCGGAGAGCCCGAGAGAAGATTTGTATCACGAATAGAGCCAAACAAAGATCAAATAGTTGTTATGGGAATAGATTATGGATTAAGAGCTAATCTTGAAGAGGCGGCAAATCCTGATAAAGTTAAATCTATCGGAATATCATATAGTGTTGCTACTATTATGTTAGTCAAAGGTCCAAAATTATTATCTATTGAGTTTGCATTGAAGTTTAAGCGAAATGATCCAGCAAGTAAAAAAGAGCTCATCGATCAGCTTATGAGGCAATATAGTGTTAATCTTTGCGTCGGTGATATCGGATATTCTAATGATTTTTCGCAAACATTGCATACAGAATATGGTGATAGATATTTAGTTTCTCGATGTGCTGGTGGCAAGCTTAATGATTTTGTTAAGTTTAGAACTGATACTTTTCCAAAGGAAATTGTTTTTGATAGAGATCATTATATAGGCGAGTTTATAGATTTGTTAAAAGGCGGAAATATTAAGTTCCCATTAGGAGATTATGAAAGAATTGCGTGGCTTATAGATCATTGTTCCTCTATGGAATTAAAACCAAGCATATCAAGATTTGGCGATCCAAGTATTCATTATGTAAAAGGTGGATCAGCTAACGATGGTTTAATGAGTGCTCTAAACGCATATATAGCCTATAAGTTTATCATAACAAAGGGATTTACCACAAATAATCCATTAGTCATCGAGCAAGGGTTTAAGAACAGAGAAAAACCTCTCGCCGTTGGTGGATATATCTCACGACGAATATAATATTGCTCATAATGTGATATATAGGTTAATGAGGAAAATATAAAATGCCTATTGATCGAGTTTCTGGATTATGGACTGGACCATCGAAGAGTGAAGCTTATCTTTCTGGAAGATCTGAGATACCGAAAGTATCCTCTCAAATGGTTAAAGGAATATCTGATTATCGCCGTGGGGTTCTTTCGCAAGAAGTAGAACAAGGACTTTTTCGTGATGGGTCGAGTCCTCCAAATAATAATGCGTTAACACCGAACTCTCACGCAACTGCAAGTGTCGGTATGAAGAAAACTGCCCAAATATTATCTGGCGGTGGATTTGGTGGTGCCGGCGGAACAGTCAAGCAGATACCTGAGGTGTATAGCCCATTATGGCTTACAAGTAATCTTAATTTACCAAGGGATAGAGCAACAATAAATGCTTGGTGTCGTTCATTCTATGCATTAAATCCTTTTGTTGCCAATGCGATTAGTTTGCATAGCACATATCCGATTAGCAAATTAAGTATTAAATGTCCAAATAAGGAGATAGAAAACTTTTTTAATGATATGATTGAGGAGACAGACCTTCTTAACATATGCGTTCAGATAGCACAAGAATATTGGCTTCTCGGTGAGAGTTTTCCTTATGGAGAATATGACGAGATACACGGAAAGTGGAGCAGATTTGTTATCTACAATCCAGATTATATGATTGTCAAAAGATCAATATCTGCAAGCGAACCTGAGATGTTTTTAAGACCTGATGAAAACTTGAAAAAAATTGTCACATCGACGCGTCCATCAGATATTATGCAGAAAAAACAGCTAAATCAACATATTATTGATAGCGTCCGTCGCGGCGAAAATATACCATTGGATAATTTTAATGTTTGGCATTTGGCGAGAAGAATAAGCCCTTATGAGATAAGAGGAACAGGTCTACCAGTATCAATATTTAGAATACTCATGTTATTTGATCAAATGTACGAAGCTAAGTTTGCACAAGCACAAAATCTTATCAATCCCATCACGGTCGTCAAGATTGGAACAGATGGACCAGAAGGATTGCATCCGACACACGCCGATCTTGAAGCTTGGAGAGAGTTATTCGAGACGGCTCAATTTGATCGCGATTTTAAGATATTTACACATGCTGGCGTAGCAATAGAGCGTATTGGAGCTAGTTCTGCTATCATAGATATTAATCCAGATATACAACAGATCATAAAAATGATCTACATAGGACTTATGGTTCCACAGGTAATAATGGAGAGTGGAGATATAACATATGCTAATGGTGGTATAGCTCTCGATGTTCTTCGACAGAGATATATAGGGTTTAGAAATATGCTCGCTATGTGGTTAAGAAGGAAAATATTTGCACCTATTTGTGAGGTTCAAGGATTTTTCAATTATGAGAATGGAAAAAAGAGATTAATAGTTCCAGAAGTCGAATGGAACCATATGTCATTATTTGATACTATGGACTATATTGGTGTTATGAAGGAATTAGCATCGGGAGAAGATGCTGCGAAAAGAGCTTCATTACATTCTCTTTACAAATGCATAGGTCTTGACTACGAAGATGAAGTAAGAAAAATGAAAAAAGAAGCGATACAAAATGCTATCGCTCTCAAAGAAAAGGCGGCATTACAAGCTCTTGATCTTAATTCATTGCGCGCATTATCTGATACAGATGAAATACCTGCTCCTTCTGCTGACGCACAAAATGCGCCTACTGAACCTGGTCAAGAGCCTCCGGTGCCTGGACAATCTACCGGAATGCCTTCGTTAGATTTAAGCTCTCCGCCTCCGATGCCATCTGGTGGAATGTCAGCGCCTGAAACTCCACCAACAGCGCCACCGGCTGCTCCTCCGGCAACTCCGCCGGCAACTCCATAAAAAATAATTGATTGTTAGCAATATTCTTGCATTAGATATAGTTATTAATAGCGAGGATGTTTGCCTTATGGATAAACTCATTGAAAAAATTGCTCAAAGAAGAGGATTGCTAAACAAAATAAGAGAGAAGACAAATATTTCTGGAATAGCGGCAGAGAAGTATTTTAATCCAGAGTTGCAGCAGGTAATGGATCATTTGCGTGATGTTGACGATGGTGTTCGAGCAATAGCAATAGGGCAAGCAGTTGGAGAGGCAAATGCTCCTGAAGATCCGATAAGTTTAAAGCAGATATTGAAATCTGTTAAATCTAATTTAGCTCGTCGTGAATATATGAAAGCCGCAGCTGATCTTGGGCGCTTTCATAAGAAGGTTTTCGATATAGCTCATTTACTATCATTGTTCACCGCTAATATAGATAAAGCTCATAAAAAGTTTCTTTTTCAAGATTTAGATGAAGAGACAGCAAATAAGTTAAAGTATTTGGCTAATAAATGGAAACCAAAAGCTGCTGATTATTTTACAGTTTCTCTTATCAAGAATGCTGGTATTATGGATTTTCTTCATAATATTGGAACGGAGCGTGGTCGTGCATTAGCATATTGGGAAAAGACTTATCCAGGAAAAGTAAAAAAGTTAAAAGAGCAAACTATATCACTTCTTTCGCAATCTGAAAAGCTTAATGGAACGATTAATCAATTATTTGCTGATCTCGCAAAGGCTCGTGCAGTAAGAAATCCTGATAACTACATTAATGTATCAAATAAGATGATTAATGAAATTAAGAAATATGATGAGAGTGATCGTGGTTTTAGAAAGTATTATGAAGAAAATATAAAGGGTGATTTAGAGCAGTTTTTTAAGGAACAAGAAGAAGCTGCTGCTAAAAAAGATCAAGAGGCTGCGCCAGTATCAAATGTCAAAATACCTTCTGCCCTTCCAATTCCAAGCTTAAAGATTAATAATCCAGTTCGTCCGATTGCCGCGCCATTAGATGTTGATTTTGGGCAAGAAAAACAAAATGTTTCTCCACAAAATATAGCTCCGAAGCAGGAAGAAAAAACTCATTCATTAGATGAACTTATTCATAAAAAGGATCCAGTTTCTGGCGATATAACATTAATAGATCCAGATACATCTGAAATCATTGGACATATAGAGGGCAATAATCCACCAGCCGTATTGCCAAATAAACCAGCTGTTGTGGAAACTAAACCAGTAGTTCCAGAAGCAAAACCAGTCCCGGCAGCAAAACCAGTCCCGGCAGCAAAACCAGTTTCAGTCGAACAAAAGCCAGCAAAAAAGAGAGAAAATCTTTTGGATTTTAAGCTTCCACTTAAACCACCAGGTAAAAAAGCTGAATATACAGCATTTTTAAAATCATTAGAAGCTCTTGCTGATGAGAGTCCTCTAATGTTGTCAAAATATATTTCTAAATATGCAAAGCTAATTTTTGAGAATGATCCAGAAACTGCTCTTTCTCTAATGAAAATAGCGGCTCGTGCGGAGAATAATGATGGAAATAGAGTCTCCCGTATAAGAACTAATGTATCCGAAGCAGATATGAGTTCTGCAATATCATCTGCTTGGAGTAAATTATTCAATGGAGAAAAACCATCGAAAGAGCAAATAGCTCTTATTCTTGCTCAAAATGCATTAGAGACAAATCATAGAAAGAGTATGTTTAACTATAATATTGGTAATATAACTACAAATGGTTTAGGCACTTATGATTATTATGATGATCTGACTACATCAGAACAAATTAAGCCTGGTCTCTGGAAAAAAATGAACCTTAAATATCGAGCATACCCATCATTAGAAGCTGGTGCTGAGGATTATTTGAGATTCATATCATCTGGACGATATTCCTCTGCTTGGGAGCATATTTTGCATCCAGATCCTGTCGCTTACTCAAAAGCATTAAAGGCAGCGGGGTATTATACAGCCGATGAGAAAAAATACACTTCTGCCATAAATAAGTTATATGATAGCTACTCTAAATCGCAAGGTGCACAAACTTCACAAGAACAAGGTGCTTTTTCTAACTTAGAGGCATTATTGGATAGATACATTCAGATGACCTCATCCGCGTCGAGGAGAAATTAATGCCGACAGAAAAACAAATAATAGATCTTGCTAATACTTTTTCTTCCTCTGATAAAGAGAAAACATTAGCAGAGTTTCTTGCAGAGGCTCTTCGTGGTAAATATGTTGAGATATATTTAGGAGATGCTTACGAAGAGATTAGCACTGAACAGGTATCGACGGCAGCTCTCGCAGTTATATGTGGGCGTGTAATCACAGCATATAAGGAGTGTTTGGTTTTAAGTGCTGCGACAGTTGATAGAAAATTGAAAAAATTAAAGTTAGGCAATATGTTATTCATAAATGAGGGAGCTATACGCTTTTTGACAGAAGTTAATGATGATGGCATATTAAAAGATATGTATCTCAAATCAGAGGATACGCTTGACATTAAATCATTCGCGGGGCTCTAAAATGCTTAATGACATATTAATAAAGATAGCAGAATATGAGAGATTAGTTAAGATAGCATACATAAGAAAACTACCTAATGGAAAATATCGAGTTCTCTCTGAAAAAGGGAAAAACCTTGGAACATATGATTCACGATCTGCTGCGGCAAAACGCCTACGTCAAATTGAGTTCTTCAAACACAGAGATAAGCATAAAGCTGATGATAAAAAAATAGATTTAACAAAAGCTGATGATTATTCATATTCTGCAATATTGCGATGCTTAAAGCAAAATGCTGATAAAGATAAAGTTATCTCATTTATGAGTATATTTAAGAAATATTTTGATGAAGCGATTAAAAATAAGCTACAAAAACCTGAAAGAGTTGCTTTACAAAAGGCGTTAATAAAGTTCAATAAAATATGTCCTATAAAAGTTGATATTAAGTTAGTCAAAAAGGCAGCAATATCAGAATTAGGAGATCCTGAGCTTGTTGGTAAGTATTTATCTGGTGTCGTCCAATTTACATTGGGAAGAATATCACCAGAAAAAAGACAAAGAGTTCTTGATAAGGTTAAATCAAAGATCTATTATCTTAATGATTTAGAAATGGCGAGCAAAAAAATGCCGGCTGCCGCTTCTATTGGTCAAGCTATCGGATTTATCAAAAATATATTAGCTAATCACGATGCGACATATATAAGACAGGTATTAAATAGTATAGCGAGGCATTTGGGATAAAATGCTTCATCGATTAAGAAAAGTTATTCCTGGTGTTTATCGAGGATCGGCTCCGACCGAGCAGGATGTTCATTGGTTGAAAGAACATTTAGGTATTCGTAAAATTATATCATTAGATAAAGAGAGTGGCGATAAAATAGATAATGTTTGTAAGGTGTTAGGAATAAGTCATATCATTATACCTATTGATGAGA